CCCGCCGCTGCCGGTAATCTTCAGGCAAACCTTGTTCTTGTAAACCGGGGTTTTCTTCTCGCGGTCGTAACCTACTATGTACTGGTCGGCTATTTCCTCAATAGCGACGTTACCCGTAGTAACAAAGTCGTCTAACGACTCGAAGTCGGGCGACGTTTCACGAGTTTTATTCAGCTGGTTAGAATCACCCACGCCGCGATACAGTGGTGATGATTGCCCCAGGCACCACCCCATCTTCGAGGCAGGCAGGTTGTCGGTCAGCAACTCATCGCTATCCTCAATACCGAACAGCCGTACAAATTCGCCGTTGTAGGGGCGGCCGTAGCCCTTACGAGCGAATACCATCGACGTACCGCGTTTGCGGATTTCGTCGTAGTAGTGTGAGGCCAGATACTGGAGTTCTTCTAACGTGACGCTCTTTTCGTCGAAATACAATCCTATCTGGCGAACGTACTCCCGCAGTAGGTCGAAGTCGTTGTAGATGTTTTCGAACCGTTTGGCGAACGATACCATCATAGCGAAGAAACGCCCCACAGTCGAGAACAACGACACGTAATCGCGGTCTTCGTCGTAGTTACGGTCGGCGCCACGTGTAACGTATTGCGCCATCACGCCGCGGTAGTACAATTTCTTGAACAGGTTACGTTCGATGCGCTTAGTCTGTTCCGACGACGCCACGGAAGCGAATATCGACTCGTCGATGGTAGGGGCCACAAACTGAATAGGCTCCACCGTGCCTGTAAACATAACGGACTTGAACTCGATAGGAGCATCGCCTCCTTGGCGTATGTACTGTATCGAGACCATCATCGTACCGTCGGCCGTGATGGGGTCCAGTGCTTTTAAGGCCTCGTTGGTAAGTTCTGCCCACTCGGTCCAGAAAATACCGTCAGCCGACACCTGGAACAACCGCACGACATCCGTAGGGGCGCCACCCGTTAGGTCGTCAACAAACTCCGTCAACGACACACGGCCCGATATATCGCACGTAATCGCCACCAACAGTTGGTCACCCACAGAGGCCATCACGTTGCTAAGTTCGGGGTCCTCGGTGCGGTCATACACCAGGTCAGCTCCGTCGCGGCGATACTTTGTTTCTTCGCCATCCGTAACCGTCAACAGCAACCGCCCGTCGCTCGTAAGCGAAGCATCGGCGGGCGGCTTGCCCAGGCTTATCATCAGGTCGCCCTGAACGCCTTTCGTATTGTTGATGGTCTTAGGTCCCTGGAGAATCTCTGCCTCGTAGATTTCAGGCAGTTTACCCGCGGCCTCGGCCATAATCGTCACCTCGTTCGATGGCGAGATAACGACCTTGCTGCGTATGGAGGTAGTGAGATTCATATCAGATGGACATTAACACGGTTGCTTGGTAGTTTGCGTCTTCGACGTTAGGGTAGAATACCTCAGAAAGAACGCCGTTGTTGTCGATAATCACGTTGCCGTCCAAGTCACGCATCACGAAACTGCGTATGCGCGGTAACGTGTATTCGGGGACGTTGATGTCGTAGCTGGGGTTGAAATGCGTATCGGGAACGTAGCGCACGCCCTCGACGTTCTTGACGACGTACAACATATCCTCCCACTCCACCTTGTCGCCTGGCTCCCAGAAGCGGTAGTCGAACAGTTTGTTCATTTGGAGTTGAATCTGGGTACGGACGTCGTCGGTATTGTACGCCGGGTCGATATCAACGCGGAAGTCCACGTTAACGAACAGCCAGTTGACGTTACGCAGGTTGATAGCCGGGTAACGTGCTCCGGCGATAGAAACGCGCAGCAGGTCAGTGAGGCACAAATACTCCTCAGCGCGGGAATACATTTCGTCAAACTCCTCCTGGGTAAAGTTCTGGCCGTTGACCGAAACAACCGTGAGATTGATGCGGCTTTCAGCGGCCGACCCGGTGGTCTGCGTTTCGCCATACCCGCCTTTCAATATCCGCAACACCCGCGGGTTGATTTTCATCAGCACTTGCTCCAACTGCGCGAGCGTATTCATCGCCAGTTGATTGACGCTTTCTTTGATACGGATACGGAACGTTTCGTCGTCTTCCTGGTCGCGGCCGCCCGTGGCCTGGTATTCGTTGGTACAACTCTGGTGTCCGGGAGGCGTAGGGTTGACCCGGTTCAACGACAGCGGCGGAACGTTAGTAGTAGCACCGGACTTCGTACAGCGAACGGGGATATACGCCATACGCGAATTTACAACCACGGTGCCTGTATCGTCAACGCCGCCAATGGTAACGTCTTCTGTCGAAACAAACGTCAACCCCGTTGTCGAGGTAAACATCGTGCCCGCCTGGTAGAACGTCCCAGGGGCGCCAATCACGCGGACGTAGGTAGTAGCCGGAGCCGCTCCGAAACGCGGCGCCACGCCCCGTAACGCAGCCAGCGCGTCGAGGTATTCCCCGGCGGCGGTATCTGGGAAGATGTGTCCCTCGATAACCGCCTGATTCACCATAATCTTCTGGCCGATCTTGGAATCGGCATAGGCTATGGCGTTCAAAACCGACTCGGCCGATACATCGGATATCTTGTCGGTTTTGTTCAGGAGTATTTCCAGCCACATCTGCTTCAACTCCTCGATGGACGTTATCTGCGTTATCATAGTTTTACTTTTTTGGTCACCTTATCGTTGTACTTTGTCTTAATTTCCAGCGTACAAACCAACGAATCCTGGTTCTGTTCAATAGCTGTCATATCGACCGACTCAAACAGGTCGTCCTGAAGGAACGTGTCCACCATCTGGCGGCGAACCGTAGGTAAGGCCAGCTGAGCTGCGGTAACTCCGGCCGTCAGGTTAGGGTCAACTCCCAGCAGCGGGTTGTCGGGAACGGTGCCGCGGTTCATGCCCATGAGTATCATCACCTTTTGGTCGATGTTGTCCTTGTATTTAACGATTTTCAGGTCGCCTATACGCCGGGCCGAGGTAACGGTCGTTTCGTCGCCAGAACGTCTGAAAACGGCCTTTGTTGCCACTTCCTCTTCTACCTCGATAGTAATCTTCCGGGCGATGTCCTTACCATAGACCTGTTCGCCGACCGGAGGTTCGAGAATAGTCTTCACCGCCGCCGGGGTTATGTTATTCACCATGGCGGTTACGGGCTTCAACTCGTCGATTTCCCACTGGTCCTCTTCCAGGTCGTTATCCATCATCAGTTGCTCCCATGAAACACGATCCATACCGTTGGACTGGATAGCCGCCGACAGGTCCTCCATCGTGCGCTGTGCACCGATAGTGGATTCCACCTGAATGACGGGCTTGTAGTTACGGGCTGTAAGCGTAGTGCGGCGGAACTTAGGTAGCTTCGTAACCTTTTCCACCTGGACGACCAGGTTGTCTATCCACTCCATCAGTAACCAGTAGCCGCAGTTGTCGAAACGGTTATCGTAGTTCTTGAACTGAGCCTGGAGTTCGCGGCAATCATCGAGCAGTTTCTGGAGACGGCGCAAGCGGTCGTGGTCGACGCTTTCGCTGAGTCCGGAGAAATATTGGTTGATGGACGAATAGTCGTTATCAAAAAAGTCCTGATAACGTTCCAGAAAATCCGTCAAGCGGTATTTCGTGACGTTAGAAAAGCGGATTATGTATTCGGGAATCAACATGGCTAAAACATATTCATGACGCCGCACGTCAACAGGTCGCTAACCTGCCCCAGTACCCGCGTTACACTTCTACTCAACGATTGATTCATGACCTGTCCCAGGAAGTCGTTTACCGACTTGATGGTAGTATAGGCCGCCACGGCGCGTAATTCGATGGAGTAATTCCAAATCATGTTGTTATTCTCGTCCATCGAATAGTTATCCTGGACGACCTCGACGTAATACGCCGTGTTGAAGGCGTGGTTGGTAAACACCAGCCGATAGGGTTTGCCGTTAGGGTCCAATTTGGTGGCCGCCGTGAGGATTTTCTGCATCATCTTGGTAAGGCCGTACCCCGTTTTGGCTATCATCGTGCGATTATCACCTACACCTGCCGCTCCGGTGAACATACCAATATTGAAGAACGGTATCGACGCGCCATCTTCGGCCGTGTCTTTGAACTGCTGTTGGCCGAACGAAATACGTAACTTACGACCGAATGTCCCGCGCAGTGAAATATCGACCGGGTTAAACGACGGATTAATCATCGACACTACCACGTTGTTGGTTTTGGTGATAGTAGTAAGCGAGGTCCGGCTTTCGGTGATGTTACTGGGCATTACAGGCAGATTCATGAAAGCCGCCGTTTCACCGCTCGAACGAAGCAACTCCAACGTACACATGTAGTACTCATAGTCGTCGGGTGCAACGGCGTGTACCAACCCACGCCCCATCGTAACGAGCGCGTCGCTCGCCGCGGTGGCGAAGTCGCCTTTGGCTTTATTCAGAACTGTTCCTGCTATGGTAGGCATCGTCGTAAATTTACATCAATTATACTTGTTACAAGGGCAGCGCCGACAACGCTTTGTCGGCCGAATTCAGTAGTTGCGCCGCGGCGGTTACTGGAGCAGGTAGCGGTAACATGAAACCGCCAACGATTCGTATCACCTGTTGTACTGCGGCATTGCCGGTAGCGACGGTGGCCTTAGCCGTAGCCGCACCCGACTTGGCAGAAGCGATAACGCCCGCTGAAGCTACACCCGCCATAGGGTCAGCACACACGGCCTGAACAGCCAGCGTGGTGCAAGCGTCGATGGCGTTCTGAGCAGATGTTTCGGCTGCCGTGAGCCACGTTTCGGCTTCGTCTATCTTCTGTTGTATGGCTTCACCCACGGCCGACCGCATCTCTTCGACGTAGGCTTCTGCCTGGTCGGTAGGTAGCGTGTCGATGTATTTCTTACACGTAGCACGAATAACCATCTTGGGGTCGATTCCTAACTTTCCCATGGCGTTAATGTGATAATTTCTTGTCCTCCATCTTCGGCATTTCGCTGGCCATCCAGCTGGAAAGATTCGAACCCGACGAAGCAATCAGCAGGTCCTTTTGCAGAGCCTTTACCAGCGATTCGATTTGTGCGATATTCACCACACCGCGGTTCTCCCCGCCGTTGAACGAAGCCTTGTTACCCTTTACGGTGAAAGTGGATTTCGCCCCTTTGGTGGTATATTGCAGTTCGTCATCCTGGAGAATTACCTCGATTCCAGCCTCGGTATCTACTCCATTTACAATATGAGCTGTGATACGTGCTGCGGATGTTATTTCGACGTTTTTGTCGCCAGAAACGATGATGTCAGAATCGGAGATAATATTTACCTTTGAATCGACGTTCGCTGACTGAACGCGAATATTTATTTCCGCTGGAGTATCCTCCGTTCCGTCCACGTAAATGTCGATGATACCCTGAGAAGCGTCGGTCTTGACCTCGGCAATAACGCCGTTCGACTCTTTACGCATCGTCCGCTGGCCGTACTGCTGTTGGTTAAACTTTCGTAGGTCAAGCGAATTGACGACGATAGGCCACTGGGTATATTCGTCGAGAATCCAAACGATAGGGGTTCCGAACTCGTCAATTGATATCGGGAATTCAACCGTTTCGAGAACCGCCGGAGGGATGGGGACGTTGTTGTATATCGAACGACCAGGGCCGCCTTGGATAGATACCGTGTTGGTCCTCATGCAGTTCTGTATGTACAGTTCCCGGTTCTCTCCTCCCTCAGGTATGACAATATAACCAATGCCGCCGGACCCCATATAGGCACGGTTCATTTGTACGCCAAAAGGTGCTGAAGAACGCCTAAATTCCCTTGTTTCCATTGTTTGTGTCGTTTGGTAAAAATCCCACCTTTTTACAGAGTTCGTTCAACACCATTTGGTTAATCTTGATGTCGGATATACATTCGTTGAACGTAGTAGAGCCGTCTATTAGGCCGTCCCACTTGTCAGGATAGTCATGTCCCTCGGATATATCCCCAAAATCTACAATGCCGAAATACCCGTGGTACGAAGCCCGTTCCCAGTCGAAGCCCTCAACACCTCTGTCCGTTAGGCTCGTGCTTCCGGCTATCAGTCGGCGCCGCTTATCAATCAGGGATACTTTCATACCCCGTGAAACCTGAAGCGTGGTAGAGCGGAAAACCCGATTTCCGACGCTCTGGAATGTGTTCGTTACGGCGTCAACGTAATACATCTCGTCCGTCGGCGCAAAGTGAATCCACATACCGCGTTTAATTTGGCGGTATCCGTACAGCGTGATGGTCCCCTGGCGCGTGAACGGCAGATATATGGTCGTTTCGATTAGGAATTTCAAATCGAGCATCATCTGCAGATACGACTGCGAAAAGTTACTCCGCGCACCCTTGCTTATCTTTTCGTTGGCGTTGTCGATATCGGCTTCGCCGTCGTTCACGGTGTTGTAGTAGTTACTCTGAACGTGACAAGCCCTGGAGCCAAACAACGCCGCCATTTCAGGAAAGAACACCGCAGGAATGTAATACGTCGTATTGCTGTTGCCTCCGAACGAAACTCGCGGCCGTAGATAATACCACGAATAGGCGTTCGACACGCTTTGAGTGAAACTTGTTTCGACAACCTGCTCTTTCGACACGACGTGATACAAACCACTGCCGCCAATAGCGTAGTTATACGCCCGAAGTACGCTTAAATGGTCGAACGGCGGGCGACGAGCAATAAAGTAATACTGGTCGCCAAACGTTTCGCCCATAAATTCAACGAACGGCTCCTGACATACCTTGTTAAACCAATTCAGCAGCGACCCGGTTTGGTTGGTGATAGTACCGTCGAAGACCTGTCGGTTGGCGACGTTTTCGTCTATAATTAGTTTGACGATTTGCCATATGCCAGGCGCCAGGCGTTGGCTTGCCTGTAAGTTTTCCAGTTTTACCTCAGGTACAATAGGTTCTGTATCCTTGGGGTCAAACGGTACGTCGATTTTGTTGTACCGCTGAAAGTCTCCTATCCACTGATAATTCGGCACAGGCTTGGAACCTACATCGGTAGTAAACCGACGTCGGTCGTAGGGGTTGATGGCGGGTGCATATTCTTTCTTTGATATCGAAAAATAACACTTGCTCATCATCTGCGCCGGGTTAAGCCAATCGCCAAACGCAGCGCAATCCAAATGAAGGTGCGGTCCTGTAGAACGCCCGGTGTTTCCCGAGCGGCCTATGATTTGACCAGGTTCTAACCATTCGCCCTCGTTGATGTTGGCTATACTACTCAGGTGCATAAAACGCACCGTGGCGTAAGCGTAGGAAGCTATCGCCCGTTCGGCCCAGTCGTTACGGTAAAGAGCGTTGTTGAACAGGTTATTGGTGTGAAATTGACCAAAAGGACCCGAATCGCCAAACCACCACGCTGGAATTACTATCGAGACGTAGTTTCCTGACGGTGCGTCGGGGGTACGACTTATACGAACACACTTGCAATACTGCGGTGCACGGATGTAGGTTCCCACGGGCATGGATATATCCAGTCCTTGATGAAATTTTCGCGTCTTCTTGCCGTCGATGGATAACGTTCTGTTGCCGACAATGGATGTTATTTGAAGCGGTGATGACGGCGATTGACCGTATATACACCATTCGGGGTCCCAGGTCTTAAAGGCCCAGAACTCGTTCTTCTTTTGGTCTGCTCTGCGTACAAGTCCGGTTCCGATACTCATTTCACGTTCTTTTTAGGGTCTTCCGGGGCAGGCGGTTCGATGTCCACCATCGTAGTACGGTCGTCTTCCCAGGGGTTGAAAATATAGTCCGGTACTATGGCTATGTTCGACAGCCAGTTGATGACTTCTTTGAGTACAAATTCCAGCGTGTACATATTACCCATGAAAGGTAATATAACACCACTGACGTTTCGTCCTAAAAGGCGGTTGACGGCGTTCTTGCAATTTATAACGCCCAGGCCGTCACCTCCGCCAGTTACGGAAACACCTGACGTATTCGAGAACAATTCACGGGCTCCCAAGTCCATGGCAACAGGGAAGAAAAACGAACCATCGTCAATCAGTAGTTTCATCAAATCCCGGCCTTTCACTGTAACATTCGATGATACCCCCTGGGCGTCGGTCGATATTGATACGGAATCTACCAGTCCAATCATATCCCATACGTCGCCCCGGAGTTGCGGTTCTCCAGTACGGTTGTTTAGGTCGTCGTTGATTTCTTCAACTGTCTTTTCAAAGCGCAAGAAGATTAAATCGTTTGGCGAAATAAGCCAATTAAAATAGTCATCTTCGTTCCGCTCAGAATCGTCAGCAAAAGTAGTTTTGTAATACGATTTGTCCTCTATTTCCGCTCCAACAACGTAGTTACCGCGCGTACTGTAGTAGTCGCTCTTTACGGCATTTTCAATCGCCACATGAGGCACACTGAAAGTAAAGTTGCCGCCGTTTTTGGTAGTATTAACGGACATCGAACCGATGAAACGCGATATATCGCGCAAGGCCGATGTCTTAGCAGCATCTTCGCGTTCGTTGTTGGCAAACTCTAACGCCTTAAACCATCCGCACACACGAATGTTAGGGGCCATCTTACGATATTCCTTCGTTACGACGTTACCCTCGCTCCGGAATCCGTTTGAGTCCGTTATGGCCAGCAATTGCTCGTCAGCCCACTTGGCGTAGTTAGTTATCTTGGCCTTTACGTTGCTGATGTAGATGACGTTCTCCTGGCGAATGTTGGTGTAATAAACCCGTATTTTGGCGAATCGAGGCAACGCCATTTCAGGGTCCAGTTTATCGGCCGTAAGTGTGTCCAAAACTCCGGTCAACCCGTGTTCGAACATGTAGGTGTACTTATCAGCCAACGACATAGCCGCCAATATATTATCACGATTATCGTCGAATAACTTTTCAGGGGTTATCTCGTCAATGTGATAGAAGGCAATGAAGTCCTTCATTGTTACCACGCTCTTCTGGTCGTGGATGATGTCGATGTATCCTATAACCTTAACCATTACTCACCGGGATGAACCTCGTTTTCTTCTATGTTGTAGTTCGCCAGCGTACTACCTAACTGAGTAGCGAACTCTTCGGTAGCGGTTAAGAGTTTACCAAGCGACGTGCGGAACCCGGCGTAATCGCTTACGTTCTGCGACATTCGGTAGTGCGATTCGGTAGCCTCTTGGCGCATGGTTTGGCGTGAGCGGGCATACTGGCGTGTTGTTTCGCCTGTGGCGAGACCTGGAATGGTTTGGGCCAACTCCTCGATACTCATACCGGGGAACACCTGGTTCAATATATCCATGAACGCCATATTCCCCATCAGCGCACTCATATCTCCACGGTCTTCTTCACGTACATTGGCCATGTCCGCTATACGGCGAATAATCATGGAATTTCGTTCCGTCTCACTGAGGCCGAAACTCTGCGGGCTCCTGAGGACGTGGGTCAACAGCTGGTTCGGTAGCTTATCCAACCCGTATTCTGCTCCGTAAGTACGCAAGGCGTCAAACGAAATAGCCTGCATATTCTCACCGCTCGGATTTCCAAGCGCCGAATCTAACTTAGCGATAACATCCCCCAGGCGACCATCCTGAATGAAGCGCGGGTCCATAGCGGCCGAATACGCCGCTTGGGTTGCGTTGGCGACTTCGTAACTCGGTCGGTTGTACACGGAATAGTAACGCCCCATCAACTGTTGTTGAATATCAAAGCGTTCCTGCATGCGAATGTACCCCAAGTCACCGCCTATGCCTGTATTGATGCCTTCATCGTTGAGGCGTTCCAATTCGTAAGCCAACCGGGCGATAGCAGTATTGGATTCCAATCCGTAGCGGTCATAACGAGAGGCCTGAGATATACTACCTTCACGCAGATTGAACTGGCTTTCGTTTGCGTAACTGTAGAACGTTCGGTTCTCCCAGTTGGCTAACACGCCGGATGTAGTCATAAGCGCCAACGCCCGTTGCATGAACTCGGCGTCTTCTAATCCCAGTTGCTTACGGGTTATCTCTTCGCCATAGACTCCCTGGGTACGAGCGTTAATCACAGTGGCCGTAGCGTTACGCAAAGCAGCGTTGCCGGTATTGCCGCCCCAAATACCGCGAATCGAAGCGATATCTCCCATCGACTCAATGCGGTTTGTGGTAGCTATGACAGTCTGTCCTATGGCGGCAATAACCGCTCCGGCGATAATACCTACAAGCGGAACACCCAAAGCCGCGGCTCCTAAACCAGCGGCACCAATCCCCATCCCTGTAAGATTTCCGCTGGCGGCTGAGGTTATCATACCGGCGCCGGAAGTGGCAAGACGGGCGTTTGTGACGTTTTCAAAGATATCGCCATTACCGGCAGCCGACTGACGTTGGTCGAATTCCTGTAAACGTTTACGGGCCACCATGTAGTCATCTTCAGAGACGGCACGTTCCATGTCGTCAACGAGTTCTTTTCGCTGAAGACGTAACCGCCCTATGTAAGAATCTTCACCACCGGAAGACTTCTCACGTGACTCCTTCCGCAATTCCTCCGCAACGGTCCGTAGAGCGTCCACCATTTCACGTTCTACCGCGGCCCGCTCACCGGTTTCCTCGGAAGCTAAACGCTCGTCAATTCCTCCGTATTGCTGGTCTATGGCCTGCAGGCGTGGATTATACCACGCATCGAGGTCCTGGGTGATAGTTTTACCGGACGGTAGCGGTTTTCCCTCGGGGTTAAACAGCGTACCGTCGGGTGCAAAAGAATAGCGGCCGACCCGCGCTTCACGTTCAGCGTCGAGTTTCGCCACTTCATCCATGTAACGGCCGCTGTTCACCTCACGCTCCAAGTCGAAGCGATTTCGGATTTCAGCCTGCCGCTGGGTAACGATACTGCGGCCAACGTCGTCGAGATAACCTTTGAAACCGCTTTGGCCGAACATCGGGCCGCCGCCCTGCGATAACGCACTGCGGAGTTCGCTTACGAGGTCTGAAACTGACGCACTCAACCGCGCATCACCACCTCCCGTAGTAGGCGGTTCTGGAGGCGTAGCAGGTGCGCCAGTACCTCCAGAACCGTTACCGTTGATATTAACTGTTATGTCCCTTTCGGCCATTGTTATCTGCGTTAAAAGTCATCCAAGTTGATACTGTCGTAGTCCTCGTCGATTTCTTCCTGGCTCAGTTGTAAAACCCGCGAATCGTAATCATCACCCATGGCTTCACGCTCTTGTTTTTCACGCGCCATACGTTGCAATAATACCTCTTCGCGGTACTCATGTAACTGGTCAAAGAAACTCATCGCCCGGTGTTGTGGCGACCCGAAGGATACGCCGTGTTTTCTTCGCCACCAAAGGTCGAGCGGGAACCGCGTCAGCCACCGCGTGACGCTCTGGTCCAACGTGTCGTTAAGCGTCGGCTCCGCCTTTGGCGTTGAGAGACGGCTGAGCGTTTCCTGCCTCATACAGTTTCGACATCATCGAGTTGTACCACGGAGCAATCTGCTGCTTGTACCACGCCGTGAGTTCCGACGCCAGCGCCGAATCAACGCTCATCATCGACTGGCTCTCGGGGATGTTCAGCATATTGCGGACGGCCTTGAGTTTGATTTCGATAAATGCCATGGCGTCGATAACGTCCACGGCATAAATCATACTCTTCACGCCGCTGGCCAGCATAACACCGTAACGGCCGCCGGAATACGCGGTTTTGAGGTTCTCGATGTCAATCATCTCGCCGACGTTCGGGAACTTGACGTTGAGTTTTGCACCCCGGAACTCTACCGCTTTCACCTCGGAGAGTTGTTTCTTGTAATCTTCCATTTTTAGGACTATTTTGTTTAACAATAAAGAGAGCGCCACGGGTCTTTCGTAGCACTCTCTTTATACTTGGTGTTGGTACACAACGCGGTTCTACTCGCTGATACCGTCAAAGAGGATTGGGGTGATGTACTCGAACTCGGTATCGCGACCAGAGATTTGCCCCTCCTGGATGTCGAAGCCCTCGCGCGTAGCGAACGCCCCCTTTACCAGGGCGAACGTTTCATAGGTAGCCTTTACGAGTCCCGTTTCGGGGTCGATTTCCCCGTCCTTCACCTTACGCTGAATAGCGAACTCCAAGCCCTCCTCCTGAAGCAGGATGGCGTTGGCCCACTCTTCGACGCTGGTGGTCTGGCGGAAAGTGCCTTTCTTAGATACGTTGGCCAGGCGGTTGAAATTGATGGAGTACGAACTGCAACTCAGCGACCCGCTCCACTCCACCGCCGGAACCTCACTGGGAGTGAGACTACCGAGGCCCACGACACGCCCGCGGCGGATGTTCTCCGTCACGCGAACATTCTTCATCTTACCGACGGCGACGCTGTTGATGCGGATAATCGCAAGCGGCGCAGTCATAACTCTTTTATTCGACATATATCGCTCCTTTCTTTAATTACGAGTTAAACACATAGTCGAGCATGTTCCCGACGAAGAACGTCTTGTTAACCGGAACGTTCGGGACAAAGTCATACGTGACCTTGTAGTCGCCGTTCTTGGCCGAAACTTTCACGTTCTTCCACGAGATAATCAGGTTGTCGTCACCAACCTTAGCCACGAGCGACGTCAGTTTGGTTTCAGTGAAGTCCTTCACGGTGTTAGGCGAAGCCTGGGCAGCCGTGTTGCCGGTAAAGCGCGTCTGGGCGTCGAGAATCAGCTCCTTGTTGAGTTGAGCCTTGATTAGGGCAATCGACAACTCGAACGTTTGGCCGTCTTCGGCGATGGTTTGCTTGTTGTTTTGAAGCGACGTGATACCCTGGTTGACGCGGTAGTAACCCGAAACCTCGCGGACGTGCATAATACCAGCCTGAAGAGCCTTAACACGCTCGCTAAACGTAAGGTCGTAGGCGTAGGCGTCGTATCCTACACGCTTGAACGTAACGGGCGTCTGAGCGGCCATACCGGCATTCAGGCCCATGATAGCGGCAGCCAGGTAAATCGACGGCAGGTTCTTGGTTCCGTTGCCGTCCTTGCGAGCCACCGTCGGCGAACCGTGGACGATTATTACCTTTTCGTCGTTGTAGTGAACGGCCAGCGCCTGCGAAGTCTGCGTAACGGTATTGGTAGTGAGCAGGTCGGTCTTACCCTCGCCACCAGCCACGAACATAAACTCGTCGAACTTGGCGTCGTTCTTCAGGAACGTAAACAGTTTACCATTCGAAGAAGCCTTGGTTCCGTTCACCACGCCGTAGTCCGTACACAGGAAGAACGTAACCTCCAGTTCGCGGATAGCCTCCAACACGTCGGGGTAGTACTCGTTCTCGCCCTTAGAGCCCTGATAAGAGGTCGTTCCACCAGCAAACGCCGTCGGTTCCATGGCCTCAATAGCCGTAGTACCTACAAACGCCGAACCCTTAGCAGGACGGAAATTGGCCATAACCATCGACGAAGTGATGAGCCAGTTGTAGAGTTCGTCGTAGGTGCCAATCTCACCCGACTGGGCCACCATCTCGCCATAAGCCTGCGCCAGCGTGTAGGTGCCGTCGCCTGCGGCGTCCGTACCGCGGTAGTTACCGCGATAAATCGTAGCGATAAACTTCGACGTATCATCAACACCCGCCTTAATGGCCAGGGCATAGCCGACCTTCAGGTTCTCCAGCGTACCGTTCGACAGTTCGCTCATATCACCCTCGGCGATACCGTTACCCACAACACCCTCATTCAAGCACGTAAGGACGATGCTGTTGTTACCGCTGCCGATGGTAAGTTTCGCCGGAACGGTAGCGGCCGCACGGGTGTAGTACAGGCGCGGCGTACCCAGCGAACCGTCAATCGGCGTAAACAGTTTCTGCGCCAGGTCGGTAATCATGCCGCCGCCCATGAAGTCTGAGAAGTCTTCGAAATTCTCGAAAGCGTAAATGGCCTTGCGCCCGGAAGCGTCAACGCCGGCAATACCCGCGCCGCCAGCGAACTCGTACGTCGCGTCGCCTGCCTTCTCCTGAGAGAGGCCCGTGTCGATAATCATGACGCGGCCAAACGAGGCCACGTTGACTACCGAAGTAGGCTGGTAGACAGTGATTGCGTACGAACCCGGCTCAACGTAGGTTTTGCCATTCATCGTTACCACAGTACTCATAATGTTATATGTTTAGAAAGTTTGGTTTTATTCGGTTTTACCGTCGCCCGGGATTATCACTTCACCGCTAAACGGGTCGCAAATGTTATAATTGTAGCTAATGGCCTTTACGACTTGGGAGCGCAATCTTGTTGGAACAGTGACCTCGTATTTGAACGCCAGCATGAGGGCTTTGTGGAATACCGTTGGCGGAATTATGTCCTGTTGAAGGATGATATCGCCACCCGATACTCGCGGGATGCGTAAACCTACCAAGTCGAGATTCGGGGCGTACATCAGCAGCATGGCTTTGAGTACGTTGTAGGCTATCATGGCCTCGGAGGCGTTATCCGACGTGATGAGAATTTGATACTGCGCATCCATCCACTGCGTGTACATGAACTGGTCGGCCTCAGCATCCCACTCCTGTCCTTCACCCAGAGGGGCGTTAGCGGCTTGTTCGCCGGGCAAAATGATGTGAACGGCCAGGGCGGTCGTGACCTGGGCGTTGTATCCCAGGTGGACCTCCAAATTCGCCGGATTAGAGAATATCTTGACCGCCTGGCGGAAATAGTTGTAGGCGTTCATGTGGATGGGTTGGCCGTCTTCGTTCTCGCCAAGCAGCTGGAAGAGGATAGTGTTCCGGACTTCTTGCGGCGTGGCCAACGCGATATCGTCGCGTATCATCTTCACGATGGCCGTCAATACGCGGGCGATAATCACCTCGGGGAGTATCAGTGCATCTACTTTCATAAGTTCTCCAAAAAGTTTACCGATTCGTTGTGTACTATGGTTTCGATGTCTGTTTGGTCGATGGCCTTGTCGGAGAACCGCCTTGCCGTCAGCCCCGGGAATATCCAGCTGAGCGGGTCGCTGTTCTTCGAAGCGCGTCGGAACGAAACATACATATTCTGGGTCGTACGTGCGTAAACGCCTGTCTGCTTGGTGATGCCCTCGTAGATGGAGTGCTTACGCAAATAAGCCGCATAGGCAGGCGAACGGTCTGTTGCGGCTATGGCCCGACGCTCCGTCGGGATGTTGTACGGCGTAGGAATCTGTGAGGCGCGTAGCCGCTGCCCGGTTACGAACGTGCGGACCACGTCGTAAACCTCTTTAGGCATTTCGTCAGAAAATCCTGCCTGACCCACCGTGCCTGGCGTACCGTGACGGAACGGAACGGTCAAGTACCAATCGCCGCCAGGACGTAGTACCGTGCCGTCCTTACGCAGTACGGGTACAGTGTGACGGACTCGCGATGACCGCTGGAAATACTCCTTCTGGTCGAAAGGGGTTGCCCCGGCCTCCAGCATCACAGGTAATTCCCCTGTCAGGACAATCGACTTGGCGAAACGGCCGCGGTCGATAATGTTAAGATTTTGGAGGTACTCGGGGCGCGTGGAATTAAGCCCCTGCTTGGCCAGTGCTTGCCAGTTAGCGTACACAGCAGCCGTTACGGCTTGAACACAGAGTTCGGTTAGGTCGTCTATCTGGGCCTGTGTGAGACCAAACTGAGCGCCTAAACCGCTAACGTCTATGTTGATTGGCCGTGCCATTATTTCACGGTGTTATCGTACGGAACATCACCGTAGCGCATGGGCGGGAACACATACTCGGCCTTGCGGCCAACTACCTTTACAGGCATCGCCGTCAACGCTTCACGCCGCGTGGCGCAAGGTTTTCCCTCACGTACCTGCATGAGTTCGCGGTCAACGTCGATTATGTGATATACAGGATAGTGCTTGTAACGAATAGAAATGGTCAAATTACCGACTTTAGCGTTCGGGTCGTTACTTTCTACCATGCTGATTAAATCCTTGCTGAAAACGACCCTGTTCTTATCCAAACGGAACTCGGCTGTGGTAAGCGGCCGCAACGGTTCACCGTCGGCCACGTGGAGGAAGATGTCCGTTACCTCCAGTGGTTCATACACCGGATAGGCGAACAGTTCGTTACGGTAAATAGTAGGCCGCAATATCTCGGAGAAATAGCCCTCCAAATCCAGCAACACCACGCGGTCCATGAATCCCATACGGTCCACGGCGCGAGCGGTGATAGCCGCCGTACCGATGTTGAGTTCACTCCACTCTTCGTACTTACGGCGGTTGCCCATGGTCTGGGCGATGAGGCGCGTCTCGCGGCGATTGACGAAGAACCATCCACGCCCGTAGCAATTTTGACACGTGGACGACGCCTGGCCGCTGGTCTTATCGACACACGGGCAACGCATGGCGCGGTCGATGTAGGCGTCATACCCCTGATCGTAAATAAGGCGTTCAAAACGCCCGACATCCCACCCCACGGCCGGACGCCCCGGTTGTGCGGGGGTCAGGCTCACGGGTGGGGTATCGACGAGCGAGGCACTCAATATGGGTTGTTTCTTGGCCATTATAAGACTTCAAAAGCTATACCGCGGTACTGGTTCTTCAAATTCGGCAACTGTTGGTTCAGTTCGTCGAGGTATTGTTTGATGCGGCCGCCGAAAAGGCCGCCCTGCGCCGAACGTGTCAACGGCGTGTTCTGCGACACCCCGTCAAGTGAAATACTCACTGACGACATGCCCACGCCGTATAGTACATCACCCAGAACCGCCAGAACGTTCAACGACGCCAACTTAGATATAAAGTCCAGCAGGTCGGCGGGTATTTCGTCCCATCCGGTGACGTATTTCAGCCGCCAGTAGTTCGGGATGTACTTTTGACCAAACCACCCTAAGTTAGGAGCGATACCGTTGTAAACGTACGAATTCTGCGTCATGATGGCGCCCTTTCCGCTGCCTGAGTTGGGAATCAGCGAAATGTTACGATACACGGCTACCGAAGCAATCTTCTTGATAGATAACCACTCCGAGGGGTAGCGGGTCTGCATTACAGAATTGATGAAACCGCACAACGAATGAATACAGACCACGGGGTACATCGCACGAACGAAACCCCAGTTGTTCCACTCTTCGCGAATGTAGTCGCGGCTCTCCTCAATGACCTGCTTCTTGAGTTTGATAGAAAGGAGGTGTTCAACGCGGGCCTGGGCTACCTTGATCTGGGTCTTGATGGAAGACTCCGAAACCCGCTGGCCGTCGGGCGAACACATCGGAATGCCGAAAAGGTAGTTTTCGGTCAACTCCGAAGGACTTAGCACGAGGCCCTCGTTCTTGTTGTAGAGGATGTCTAATTGAAGAGTCATTTTGGTCTGTTTTGCGAGTCGTAACGGTAAGACGAGGAAACTACTCCTCGACGGCGACAGCGGCCTTGTATTTCTTTACCAGATAGGCTGCCATCAATTTGGAGTTCTTCTTGAATTTCTTGTACTCGTCCTCGGGGTATTCAGCCTCGGCGGCGGTTTCGAGCATCTCTTCGAGCGACATGGCACGAATCTGGTCGATGATTGCCTTGTCCTGGTCCTCGGCGGTTTCAGCGGCCGGAGCGGCGTCTTCCTTCGCGCCCTCACCAACGGCCAGCCACTCGGGGAGCGTCAGCAGATGACGAGCACAGACTTCGGATACGTTGATTTCGCCGTTGCGGTCAATTTGAATAGTACCGTCAACAGGAACGGTAAGGCGCGAACCGTACAGGGACGCATTACTGGTTTTCAGTTTCATGGTTTACGATTTAATGAAAAACAGGAGCGGGGCTACCCCCACCCCTGTTTCTCGGTTGAACGATTGTTGTGTTAGTTGGAAGCGCGGCCGATGTTGATGAGGCGAACCATCTTCTTCGGTGCGTACAGGAACGGCGTACCGTACAGCAGCACCATGAAGCGGTACGCGGGCGACAGAATCGCCAGGTCCATCTTCATCAGCGGGGCCAGCTGAGCGAACTCGATGACCTCGTTGTCGAACTGTACCAGGAACGCCTGGTCGCAGTCGGGCAGGAAATAGTTGTTGTCACGGCACAGGTCGCCGGCAGCGCCTGCATAGCCAAGTTTCAGCTCAGCCACCGAGATGTCGAAAATCGGGTAGAACTTGCTGTCCTTGGTACCGCCTTTCTTCGTGCGGTAAATGCGATAGCCCGTAGCCGGGTGAGCGTTGTCGGTAATCGAGAACTTGAGGTCAACAGCCGAGCCTGCCGTTACGGCAACCGGGGTCTCGTTGACTACCAGCGACGACTCGCCGTGGCGGTTGATAGCCGCGATGGCGTAAACGTAGTTGCCGGCATCCTCCGAGTTGAATTTCGAGGTCGTCGTGTCAGCCACAACCGTAGCCGCAGCAGCAGGGTCCCATACGGGAGCGGCGGGCGACTTGGGATGCGTGGACTGAGCGCCAGCCATCTTGAACGGTGCCTTCTTGAAGAAGACGTCGTAGTTGAGGCCGATGCGGCCGAACTGCGAGTCGAACGCCTGAACGCGCTGACCCATGATACCGGCGCTGGTCTGGGCGGTGTTGGGCTGGATGAACTTGTTGCCGTAGAACGTTTTGACGAAGTCCGACAGCACGGCAGGGGGAGCGTACAGCTCCGTGCCGAGGCCGTAGTTCTCGACAATCGAGTTGGCGGCGGTCTCGATGGGGTCCTCGGTCAGGCCACGACCGCGCAGGTCGATAACGTTTTCGGAGTTGAGGTAGGCGTCGAGGCCACTCCATGCGTCCGACTGCAACTGCTGAGCCAGAAGACCGTTGAACTCCTGCGGGATGATGTCCGAGTTGCCGAAATACAGCGACTTGTTCAGCTTGCGGAGAATCCACAGCGTACCGTCCTTGATGGTGCGCTCCATGATGTTGCCCACCATCGTGTTGACGAGGGTCATCTGGTGCGTAACCGACTTGGTGACGCCGAGGTATTTCACCAGCTGAGCCCGGCGGATGTAGATCGAGTCCTCCTCGTCAGGGAGTTCGCCCTCGTTGGTGAAGCCACCGCGGTCAGCACCATACGATGCCAGCTGGTTGTACTCCTCAACGGTGTTGTAGGCGGCCTTTTTCGGCAGGTTCTTCCAGAGAACGATGTCGCTCTCGCGGAACGTCAGGTGTTTCAGAGTACGCTCCAGCGACTCCACCTTCAGCGGAGCACCCGAGGCATCGGTAAGGTTCGTCGTCTGACGACCCGTGATGTCGGTTGCTTCGAGGGCTTTGTTCAGCATAGCGACCTCTTCCTGGCTGGACGAGCCGTACTGAGCACCACGCGCTTGGATGCCATAGTCGGCGAGATTGATAGAAAGTCTGTCCATGGTTTGGAATTGATTATGTTATGGAAAATTGTTTGGGTGTTTACTCTACTACCTCGTACCCGGTCTCGGCCTTGAGGCGAGCGATGATGTTCTTGGGGAGACCGTCAGCGGGACGTGCCTCAAACGCCAAAAGCGCATCGCCGTACTCCTTGTCGTAGCCCTTAGCGAACGACGCCTGGTCGAGCAACGAAGCAACGGCGCGGGGGTTCTCACGGAACGAGATACGAGTGGTATTGCCACCGCCCTTTTCGATGTCACCGTTGCCGGCGCCCTTAGCAAACGCACGGTCGATAACCGTAGCCGAGCGCAGCGACTTCGGACGCGGCACCTCGCTGCCGTAGCGTTCCAGTTTGGTGGCGAAGCCCTCGATGACATCGGTCTGGCCCTTGATGATGTTCTCCAGTTCGGTGATACGCTTAGCGTCCTCAGCGCGTTTCTGGCGAAGATCGTTCACCAAGACGGCCGTGGCTTTGATGTACGACTTGAAGTCGTTACCAACGTCCTGAATGGCTTTCAGGAGGTCGACATCGTCGCCTTTCTTCATCTTGCCACCCTTTTTCATCTTGGCGCCGTTCTTGTCGCACTGCTCGAAGCCCTCGTCATCGTCCTCGGTCTCCTCTTCAGATTCCTCCTTCTCGCCAGCCTTAGCATTACGCATGTTGGCGGCATTGTGACGCGGTTCATCATCATGGGTTTCGTCTTCCTTACCCATCTGGCCGTCGGCGTCGTCACCTTTCTGCACGTCTTCAGCACCGGAAGCCTTACCCTCGGGCGTGAGCCCCAGAGCATCGTATGCCTTCTCGATGTCCTCGGAAGTGATGGATTTGCGTTTGTTCATAACCGATATATTTTTGATTAGTGTATACACTTCGTGCGCATTCGGTATTGTAATATTTGGAATATCGCGGAAGATAGCTTCCATGACGGAAGATTTGGAAAACGTTTTCTTCGGCTGGCCATCGACTGACTCCGGAACCAACGCCGCACCAGACTCTGTAGTCAGAGCCTTTTTCTCGGTTTTACCACCACGCTCTTCGGTGTTATCGTCCTCTTCCTCCAATTCAACCTCAATACCGTCAGCGTCCACCTGACCTTTGATGATGTTAACGAACGTATGCGGGTTTTTGGGCATGTGTGTTACGGCGACACCCGTAATAACAGCCTTGACGATTTTGTTGTAAAGAGGCGATTTCTTGTCGTTAGAACCACGCTTCAGAACCTTTCCCTCGATGGAATACCCCAGGCGGCGCGTCTTACTGTCCTCTTCGAGGGTTTTGGCCAATTCATAGACCTCGTTGGCCATAGGGGACGAAGCGTAAAGGTCGCTTTCTATCCAAAGACCCTCGGGTCGCAGTTCTACTTTCGACGGTTCGCCAATGATAGCGGCTGGAGAGTTCTTGGCCTGGTGGTGCCAGTTGACCATTCCGGAGTTCTTCAGCGGCTCGACGTCAAACCCCGAGGGGTCCAAATACTCTCCGTCGGCGTCCTTATCCATAGTAGAGGCAATACCGCCGATACGCATAACGGGTTCTCCCGCTTCGTCGGTGGCCTTCTCGATGCGTCCGATGGGGCACCAGAAATTGAATTTATCGTCCTTAAACATGTTTACGATAGTGTACTGTTATCAGCGTTATATTTGTAATGGCGAATCGTGTTGACGTGGGCCCAAACACGCCCCATTAACAAAATCCCCGTAACTGGGGGATTTTCTTAGATATTGGCATATACGGTTTTTATTCTCAGAATATCAGAGGGATTTGCAAGATTGTTCGAAATAACTACTGTATAGGCCCTTCTTTTGCTATCCGAGTACAAAGATATGCTTGAGATACACCTGTAGGCCAGGATAACCTTCTAATAATCCAGATGTACATTGGAAATCAAGAACTCCAGCCACACGACGGCGAACGTTTATTGAGCCATTGAAGATGGTTGCGTTATCGAAGAATCCCGCAATTGTATTCCATGAATTGTTCGCCGAAGGTAAATCGTAATATACGACCACATTTCCAGACGGACTAAATCGCCCATCGGCGTCGGCTATTTCGAAACAAAGCATTAATGTTACTCCGGGCTGTAATTGTGCTAATTCGATAGATGCATAGGGGATGGCACCAGTGCTTTCGTTGAGCTCCACGTCTAACCCCGGTAGCTTTTTTACACCCGAGCCGCCGCCTAATTCTGTCCATGTAGTAGTAGTTCCGTTCGTCGAGCCAGAGAAAGTACGGCTACCATCAGCCGTTTGGAGTAGATAGGTGTACGAATTTGTCAAAGTGTTCTTGATACAATGCCCGTAAAAGCCCGTACCAGTAACGCCCGAAGGTAGTCCAGTGGCGTTGGCTAAAGCGTATATGATCAAGCCTTGACCTGCGCTCAAGTTTTGTATGACTGCATTCGTTGGGGCTACGAAGTTAGTCACCATCACTTTTTGCGCCGCTTGACCTACCATGGCGATGCCTACTCCCGTCAGATCCACGGCCCCGGTTGTTGCGTCAACAGCGATGCGTTGCAGTGTACCGCCTAACGTTGCGCCAGTATCTACCGAAGGACAGACGAAGACATATTGATCAGTTTTATCGTTGTCTTGAGATCGGATAAAGTCTAACTGAACGTAGTCTGCCTGATCGGGGGTACTGAATACCATGCGGAAGATATCGGCAACCTTGACTAATTTCAAATCGTCGGTCGGTACGTTGCTAGCCCCCTCTCTGTATGTGAATTCGTACACCGAGGCTTCTATTCCCGTGGGGGTGCCAAGAACACTCCAGTTTGTAGCGTAAATGCTCGTAGACTGGTAAGTGTACAGATACGAACGTTTATAAGTATTAATTGAAGGAGAGGTACCAATGTATTTAACCGACAAAACAGAAACTTTTACGGCATAACCTACTAAAGCCGATCCAGGACCGTTAGCAGCGTCAACGGCGCTCGTAAATGTGAACATCTCGCCAACGGCAATATCACCTATCTTGCCATTGCTGAAAGTGTTACTCTTAAAATCAGTAACCGTCAGATATTTCATGGCACTGCCGCCACTTCCGGCCCACTCCATCGTTACACCTAAACCACCCCAGTCACCGGAAGCGGTGGAGTGAAGTTTCGTGATGATCGCTTCGTCAGTCAGCGTCTGCAGTGTAGGCCATGCCATAGCGACACTGGATGAAGGAATGACGCGGATGTAGTCGTTGGTAAGATGGAAAATCTGGAGGCCGTTCGTCCCCTGCGTCTCGGCATTCGTGCCCTGAATAATATTTACGATGAATGCCATTTCAGGTTTCCCGGACGCTCCGGTGGCGGGGTTGCCAGACACGATACGCAGACGTCCGATATTAGCCGCCGCCGTCAGCATCTTAAGCATACCGAGAAGCGTAGTCTTGTTATCGACGTACTTCAAACGGCTGTTGATAGGCAAATCGCCCATATTCGGATTCTGCGCAAACGTCAACGCCGCAATCTGACTTGTGTTGATCTTGTTAGACTCAGAAACCTGAATTTCTTCTTGTCCGCTGGCCGAAGACTTCAGCGTCAACGCAGACATGTCAATAAAAGTAGGCATATTCTATGATTTTATGAATTTACAAATTTATAGTTGTCACGCCATTATTTCAACGTGTATTGCAGGCTCGTTGGCGTCAATGGAAACTTTCGGGCTGTCGTACTTCGTATCACCCAACGGCGTGATAATTTTACGGCACTTTTCTTCTTTGGCCAACGCTTTGGTGAAGTCACGCGGGTTTTTCATACGGGTGATCGACAGATCGATGATATTGCACTGGCGATATAACTCTTCGGTTGTGCAGTGGAGCGAAACACGCTGTCCCAACGAGGCTTGACGCTTGATTTCAGCGACCATCAGTTTCTCGACTTCAGAACGGGCCTGCTTCTTGCAGTTGTCGTCAAAAACCTTTACAACCGCTGCACCCGGAGCGCGGTAACGAATACGCTTGCCGGCGTAAAGGTTATCGGCCATGGCCTTGGCTTGGGCTTCAGGAGTACGCAACGTCGAAGTGATAACGACGTCGGGGTTTTTAGTAGCGTCAGCCACGCGGCTGATAAGGTCCTTCACGGTGTCGTTAATCGCGAACGCCGAAGGATTATTGTACGTAATGTTCGCCATGGTGTACTGTAATTTTAAGCGATTCCAAACTGATTGAGTTCATGTTCATCCAATCCAGCAAGTAATCCGATTTGTCGGAGTTGCTTAATTTTACAAATTCGCCAGGCGTAATACCTTGCTTCCGGAGGTAACGCGTGAACCCGTCCTCCATAATTGCGATACGATGACCCTCCATGGCCACACGCTGGAACAGAGGACTCAACTCGTCCAACGATAGCGTCTCGCGAATAGTATCACGAAACTTTATGGCGTCAATATCGTTCAGCATCGGCAAATCGCCTTTGAACGGTATCAACTCCGAGGGTTGTTTAAGATTTACATACGGCGACGCCATACCGCCAACAACCGAGGTTGTCCGCATGCGCGATATACCGTATTGTGGTTTCTTTTTCATACTATTTTCGAGTAATGATTTTCGAGCGGTTCAGCACAATCATGAAGGAATTACCACAGTAGTTACCGTTGGGCTGGATGAGAGCGTCGTATCCTTTCAGAGCGGCATAAACTCCCAACGGTTCCTTATCGTGGCCCTCATGAACGCTTTTGTAAATAGCGGCATAGATATCCTTATCAGGGTCGCCAACAGAGGTTACATTGATTTTGCTCACCGCATCGCGCTTATCCTGATAAACGGTGTACGCCTTACGCTGCTCTCCCTGAAGACGCTTGATTTCGTCGCCGAGGTTGTTAACGGCTTCTTCCACAGCGTCCTCGATTTTACCGTAGTGCTCGCGCATAATCCATTCCTTGAACTGGCGAACGGGGTAGTTGTAAGGGCGGGCGAAACCGTTCTTGCGCTTGATGGCGTCGTTCTCGTACCGATAGCGCGAGAACACGAACCGTTCCGCCGTATTCGGCATCTTGATAACGTAATCGCCCGTACCGTTACCCTTTTCCGTGATAGTGCCGCCGTTAGCGGTGACCCAGCCACGGAGGTGGTTGTCCATGAAGTCGTCGAATTTCATGTACGCCGGGTTGCCGTCATCGTCGATAGCACCCCAGTCGATTATTTGGTCAATCTGCAACGGAATGTCGATATACGAAGCATCGTCCCAGTGCATACTGGACTTAACCTGCTTCTTGGTGTTATCGGTAAGGTTTTCGAGTTCGTCGCTGACACGGTCATATTCGGCCTTAGCGTTGTCGAGTTCGGCCTGTGCGGCTTTCAGTGCTGCTGAGTTACCAGCAGCCAACTGCCTGACCTCCTCCATGGCGTCCGCGACGGTTATGACCTTGGCGTCGTCCTCGAGACACGCCTCAATAACGACGCCAGCGCCAGCGTATCCGAGTGCGTTATGATATGCCGAAGTCTTTTTGTATCCCGAAGGAGTGCGGTCGGCGTTGCTGGAGTCGTTGACGTGAAAATAAATTCCCTCGCCGTAGATACCAACAGTTCCATAATAGCAGGCGTCGTTGTATTTGAAGTCGTCGGCAAAGTAGTTTTTGTCGCTTCCACGCGCGTCAACGCCGCGGAACATATGATACTTAGCCGAAGCCGCCTTGGCCCAGAACGCAGCGTCGTCAACGACATCGGGGCGGGCATCAAAACCACGAGCAGCGCAAATGGTGGAAAGCAACTCCCACCCGGTATCTCCGCCGTGTCTTTGTAATTTTCGATAGTAGGCGCCACCGTCCTGATTCTGCCAAAAATCGTTCACCTCGTCCTCTGTAAATTCGCGGTACATATCCGCTTGAGATTTCAGCGTCCGAGGTTTAACTTGGCGCGTGGTGCGGCGCAACTCAACCTCGTAGTACCCGCGGATGCGGTCCAGGTCCTTGAATCGGGCCTCGATTATGGCACGCATCTTAGGCTTCGACGCCAATCTTCCAGCGTCGAAAAATGCCAGAATTTCTTCTTTACGGGCTTTAAGCGCGTCAATCTGGTCAATAAAATCCTGTGGCTTGAGGTTGGCTATGATACTGGGATTGTAGCGTACCATGCTGTCCCAGTCGATTTGGTCGTTGAACGGTTTTTTGGCTCCTTGTGCCCGGTAATTGAACGCACTGCCATTATCGACGCGGTAAACCTTTCCTGCCGCATCTACCAGGCAGTTGTCGTTCTGATAGACATCCCAGTTGGCCAGAAAGGCGTCAACAACAAAACCTTTAGCCATGGCGTCATAGTCCTTAACCTGGGGTTCGGACATACCACGCATGTAATTCGAGATAAGCGTCAGGTCGGTGCCGTCGTCATACAACTCATAGTCCGGCGTGTCCAACCCCAAGAGACTGTACACCTGCGCGGCGTAGTACTCTGCCGCAACGTGACCGCGATTGGTGTTCTTTGAACTCTTGACGACAAATTCGCGGCCCTTGGCATCCTTCATCAGGACGGCTCCCGTGGAACCGCCTAATTTCTGTACAAAGGTCAGCTGCGAGGGGTCGGCGGGGAACATTTCATTCACCTCCTTTTCCTGTTGAGCCAACATGACTTTGGAACGAAAAGCCCCTTTTCCAACAGGTATGCCTTGAGGATTCTTGTACACACGCCAGTCGTAGGTAGTTTTGGCGTTTGGTGTAAGCGTCCAAATGTACACCACGCCATTGACTACCTTAGTCTGACCAGGCATGATAGCCTTTACGATATCCGGGTCCTGTTCAACGCCGTGGAGATGGTCGTACAACGACTTGGTTACATACAGGCTGTACTCGTAGTCATCGACGAACTCGGAACGGGCCTTGTACGCTTCACAGGCTTTCTCCAATACGGCGTCAGAAACATCGCCCTCGGCATTACGGAGGGCGAAAGTTTCCAGCGCTTTTCTCAGTTCGTCCATAAACTATCCGAACAAAAGGGTTTCTGCTTTTTCAATCGACATATCGTCGGCGGGTAATGCACCGAGGTCCGTGGCGCGGGCTTTCCACGTATCGGGAATCATATCCTCGGCACCGAGCGATTTGGCGCGGCGTTTAATCCAACGCCGGGCGCGTTCAGGATTCTTGGCGTTGCCGGCCAGACGGATGGCGTTCTTCAGGTCGGACTTGTTACGAATCGGGAACGAACCGTCAGGGAGAGCCTCCTTTTTGTCGGCAAGACGCTCACGCTGCTTTTCGGTAAAATCGGCCTTTTCGAGCGATTCTGCGGAGTCGAGCAACGCTTCGGCCTTGGCTATCTCATCGGAGGTTTCGACAGGCTGGATGGCCTCGTACACGAATCCTTTCGTCAGTGCACGTACTGCGGCCCGCTCCCACTCCTTTTGCTTATCGCCGATGAGGTTGGTCCACTCACCGCCTATCTTGGCCATCCTGTTAGAACGGTCGGTAGAACGCTTCTCCGACAGGATGGTTCCAAAGGTACGGGTGGTAAACTTAGCGGGGTCGATTTTGTTCTTATTCTTGACGATAAGGTCGTACAGCTCCTTGCGCTCCTTCTTGTCCTCTTCGGGGTCTTCGAGGTGCGGCTGCTGGGGGATGTCCATTTCCTCGTAGCGGTCCTTCAGAACCTCGATAGTTTCATCGACGGTAAGATATACCTCCGACGTCAGCGTAGCACGCGAAATGATGGCCTTAGTGTCCTCGTTCTTCGAAAGATTCACGAGGTCCTTGTTGGTCATGATAATGATACGGCCCGTGAATACGAAATTCGACTTGACGTCCTCCGGGTCGCCGACCACGCGCTTACCTGAAGCGGCGGTGGCTTTCTTCATGATAGAAGCCAGGTCGGTGCGGGTGATAACGGAATCGGTATCGTCGAACAGAAGAATCTTACCGTTGTGGGCTTTCAGTACGCCCAGCAGTTGCTTCTTGGAGTTGATATCGCCGAGTTCAACGTAGTCATAGTCGCCGTCACCCGGAGAGTCGGTTTCAGCGTCGAACGGACGCTTGTTGAGCAGTTCGGCAATCTTCTTGAAACCGTAAGATTTACCGATACCTGCACCACCAGCCGATATCATGAACCGCTGCTCCTTGTTATCGAGGAACTCCAGATACTGGCGGTTCAGGTCGTACATGACCTCAACGGGCGGTTCGTAATCGGGGTCCTTTTTCTTCATCGCATAGACGAAGCGGTCGTAAGCGATACGGTCTTGACGGCTCTGGAGTTTGTTGAACTTTTTCTGAATGCGCGGGTCCTCAGGGTTGAGGAACCAGTCTTCGACGATTTCGCCATCGTCGTTACCGCCCTCGCCGTCGTTGATGTCCACCTTGGCTCCGGTGGTGGTAGGCGCAACAGGGTCCTGTTGAGTAGTCATCTTCAGCAACGTGGACAGCGTTCCGCTGGTGTCCACCTGCGACATATCGGCGTTACGAGATTTCAACTCGTTGTAGGCAATATGCCGCAACTGGGCGTTGCCTTTAGGGTTGTTAACAACCTTCAAAAGGTTATCGTCGCTGGTCTTCTTGGCCCACGCTTCAAGACTCGTCACAGGACCCGAATTACCCGACTCTTTGCCAGTATCGGCGCTGGGCTTGGGTTTAGCGTTCTTTTTCTCGTGACGCCAATCGAATTTGCCAGGCTTGTATTCCGTCCACACCCACGGCTGGGTAGGGTGGTGGTCGCCGACGTTGTGCTTCGCTTTTTCAAATTGTTCTACCATAAAATAAGCATTTGTAAACTTATATTTGGCATACAAACAGGGGATGCCTCGAAAGCATCCCCTGTTGTTACTTGTTCTCCCATTTGAGAGGCAGTGGTATGTGGAAAAATTCTTCCATCATCTTATTGGTACTCTTTTGCACCTCTGGAGAATCTTCGCCACATTCCAGGTGTTTGTTGACATATTTCTTCCCGCCCTTACAAATACGAATTATTTCTTCAGCATTGGCGCGAGCGTTAAACAATTCCAAAGCCACTTTGTAATTATGGTCCGTATCAGCGAGGTACTTTTCAGGGTCCATACGCAAAGCGTCTTTTAACATCTGAGCAAACTGTTTTGGGGTCGCATCCCAGGGAATGGCTATCTTTTCCATTACGTCGAAAATCGGGTCTTCAACTGTAAGACTTTCCGGCGTAATGCCACGATAATCTCGTATTACGGGATATGTACCATGGACAAGTGCTTCGATGATGAACCCATTTATGTGAGTACGGCCATGAAGCGAACCATACGGGCTGTATTGCGGGTCAATGGCAAACTTAGCGTTATCCAGCACGTCGCTTACCTGGCTAACACTCAACAGCCCAAAGTACTCCATGCCGCATTCCAAGGCCCGGTTCCAAATAGTAACCTTACCCTCAAGGGCCGGGTCCAAGTCGGGATCATAGGTTTTAGAGCATATGTATCGCGGCTTAATTTTCACCGGAGCCGTCATGTAGTTCTGTTCGATTCCTGCACCCGCCAACCAACATGTGTGCTGCTTCTTGGCGTTAATGTACGGAATAGCGCGAATGTACTCTTCCAAGTGCTTAACTGGCTTGAAAATGTGCCCTGCAAAGAAATCCACCTCGCGCGACTTCATCGGCGTAGCCGGGCTCTTCTTCTCGTCAAGAAAGCGTGGATTGAGAAGCAAAGAGCGCGGTATGCCGATATTCTCACAGCATTTGTATCCCACAAGGTGAGCAACGGCCAAGAACAGAATCTTGTCCTTTAGCACAGAAAGATATGTATTGCGTTTGTCAGGCGAAATATCATGCACGATATACACCTGCGATACACTGGACGGCAAGTCGAAGAATTTGTACCAATAATCGAACGGCTGTCCGTTTTTACCCTCCCAGGCGCGGTTATGCGTAGGAAGGAAATTCCATAGAACGATATCCGCCGTGTCCGCCAATTTATGCCACTGTTCGAGCGCCCCCTCTTCGTAAACCGGAATTCGATTAGAGGGCGGAAGCATGTAGCCCTCGATGCTGTTGCACCAATAGCCAACATTTGCGTCGTATTCAAAACCCGACGACGACTTATACTTATAATCGCCAGATTTCAACTCAGCGCATTTAGCGTCATACGCCTTTTGGGTTATCTTACTGGGGGAAAGCCGAAACAAGTCAACATCACACCCCAGAGATTTGAACCCTTTAATTATCTCCGTTACATAGGCAGCGATGCCTCCGTAAGGGCTCATTACAAATTCACCAATAAGAACTTTCATATTTTGCAATTTTAGGTTTACACGTTTGATATACTTGTGAAAACGTAAACACAACGTCAAAACGGTAATTCACCCTCGTACCATATTTCCTCGGGCGGGTTCTGCTCTATAAAACGCTGGTATTTATCCATAGTGGCTTCCAACGAAGGATAAAACCGTATAACCAACTCCCACTTAACGTCAAACATATCGTCGCACGATACCCGGCGTTTCATCAGTAGGTTTTCGCTGTTATAACATTGCACGCGTACTTGTTCACGGCCTCGCGATGCATACGAATAAGGGAAGTCGCGATAATATTCCGCGCTGGACGCCGTGTCATATACCGTATCGTGGATAAACTGGTTGAACGGGTGTCCTGCACCGAGAGGCGCCAGTAACGTGTAACCGGGGTTGCGGCGCATAAACTTACGCAAATAATCGCGAAGCGTTTGTTCAGCGAAATTAAGCCCGTCAGAGTCGTATTTACTCCGAAGATACGTATAGACCGCTTCATAGCTTAAATCCCTACATTGGCTCTGAAAATTGCTACAACGGACATCTTCTAACTCCAGGTCCAGATAGTCCATAGCTATACCAAGAAAATCACACAGTTGGCGCTGTTCCTCGACGCGTTTTGGGTCGCTATCTACAGTAAGCACCCGAACGTCATATTCGGGTGCTACTAAAACGTGACAAGCGCTCATCAGGAGGTCACCTGCGTGCGGCTCGACACAGAGGTACTTTATTTTTCCCATGGCCGTTTGTAAATCTCGGCGCAGGGGCCGTCCTTCGATACGTCCTCAGCCATACGGCGAATTTCCGGCGTGATAGGCGGGAGCGTTTTCTTGCCCATCTTATCAGGCAGGAAACCGACGCGGACGCTGACGTGTGTACAACCCTGGCACGGACGGAACCGACGGTCGTTGTTGTACAGCATCACGCGGGCAGCGTGGAAGCGCGGATGATTCCAGAGGTCTTCGATAGGCATATCGTGGATATTGGCGATAGGATACTCGCCGCGGAAGTCGTCACAGCACAGGCACACCTGGCCGTTCCAACGTACATCCAGTTCGCGGAACGGGAAAGTACAGCGTTTGTTGTTGAATGAGTCGTCGAGCGGGAACGCCGCGCCGCAGTGGTTAGCCAGACGACGCGTTCCTTTGTTGATGTCATCCTCGGTAAGTGGCGGCAACAGCAAAATACGACGCCCCTGCTTGGGGAGATAGTACGGAACGCCAGGTTCAAGGGCCGTGACGTTGTACTTTTCAATGTCGATTTTATCCACAAAATTCCAGTCCCCCTTGGCGGTATAGCAATCGACCAAAATGTCGTTGATTCCTGCTTCGAACAGGCGGTCGAGATAAGCCGCCGTATCATCTGCGCGGTTGATGCCATAGCCGTTAGTGTACATGTGAAAAACGGTTTTCGGCAAATACTTACGAAACACGCCGATAATATCGACCAACTTAGGGTTTAACGTAGGTTCGCCATGCATAGCAAACACGATTTTACATTTCCACCCCACGCGAGCCACTTCCGACGCAATACGCTCAGCGGTTTCAAGCGCCATAAAGAGCCACGGTTTGGTGCCTTTTTCGCGCATACCGCGCAAACCGCAAAACGAACATCCCAGGTTACACCCCTCAGTTGGCTCGACCTGAATAGTGAACGGAGGGTCTTGTACGATTTTGTTTTTCATTATTTAGTTACTTTGATATTAAGTTTCACGTTCTTTAACTTTGGATTCTTAAACTGGCGTTTGATGGGCTTGGTGAAAGCGCGGGTTGCGGGATCCCAATCGAAATTATCAGGCTTGTAATTAACCTGACACCGGCAGTAGGGGTGCGTCGGGTTAATCGTCGGGAGCCACTCTGCCACCTTGCGACCGATGTTGTTACCGTTAGCGATAAGGTCTGCCAAACGGAACAGTTTAGGTTTTGAGGTAGGGTCCTCGGGGTCTTCTAAGTACAACTCCCGGCACTTAGCGCACGCACCTGGATAGACGTCGAAATACACTTTGGCGTCAGGCCCGTGTTGCTTGTAGATACTTTCAGAGCGGCCCACGTTGTAGGCTTCGTGCAGGAGGTAGTACGCAATACGCAGCCAATCGCGTCCCCAGTCTTGGGTAAGATTCCCCAGTTCGCTGGCTATATATCGGGCTCCCTTACGGAGTTGAACGGCTTGAATGGCCTTGTCTTTGATTTGCTGACGTATTACCGATTGCTGACGGAAATTCGATTTGAGGATGGCATTCCGTGTTCCGGTGACGATACGGTTGCCGAGTGACGTGATGTCGGTATAGGCGCGGTTCTTGAGGTAGTTCAGCGCGTTTTCCTCCTGTTCAGTGAGCGGTACGAAATTACCCGACTTCAGGAACTGGAGAAATTGCTTGTAGTTCATCTTCTTGGCACGGTCATCGCCGAGTGCCTCAGCCAAGATACCGAACAGAAAAGCGTGTTCGATGATGCCTTTCGTGTTCTTGTACTTATCGACGTTGACCCCTGACGCCACCAAGATGTCGATCTCCGACTGGGTCAGAAAGTCCAGTCCGACGTGCTTGGCAACGAACAGGTACTGCCAGCGCCGGAGAATACCGACCATGTCGTCTATTTGGCGGTTGTTGAAAATCATAGTTTCTCGACGTCTTTTCGCGGAACCCACTTACCTGTACCACGTGGCGCACCGCTATACGACGGTCTGCCTACAAATTGAACGTACTGCGTTGTAATGCCGTTTTCAGTCAATTCTTTGGTTGCGTAAACGGTTTTCACCTTGCCGTCATAACGAACCTTGTCGCCGTTTTTCACTTTTTCATAATGACGCTTGGCGTATTTACCGACTTCTTGATTATCGTAAAAATCGTTACGAGCAACGCCATCGTCGGCTATTTCGACTGCTTCAGCGCCATCACCCACCGTAAGTGTACGAATATACGTACCTTCTTGACGGTGCTCGGAATCTCGACGCTGATGAGGCGCGGGAAAGCGTGATTTCTTTTCATACGGCATTCCGACGCGCCCTAATTTCCGATTCTCGGCCGTGTTGGCGTACCGCCCAGTCTTCGAACGGGCCTTCTCCAGCGCATCGCTGTCAGCGAGGTTTCCCGCAAAAGCACCTATGGCTTTACGCAAGTGGTCGTGGCGGTATTGATTGGCTTCATGAAATGCCCTCGTCACTTCATCTACTACTCCCATAATCTTACTCGTGATTCGTGGCCGTGTTTAACGGCAATTCTACCGTTGTTAAGGTCGATTTCAACGCTCTTATCGGTAATTGCAACAACTTTTCCAGGCTTATAACAAAACCCGTTTTCAGCGTTCCCCAACTTGACGATAACAGCTCGGTACTTGGTGAGTTCAGAAAAGTCTTTTATCTTGATGGCTTCTTCGTCAAACATCTTTTTCCAAAACCAATCGATATCAGGCCAGAGGCGAACCTCTTCGTTAACCCCTAACGACGCTGTAATCGGCGCACCATTGGGGAACAAATTCACCTCACACTTACCATCACTGACGCGTGATAGCGTACCGATGTTATACCTCACCCTCCCCCTATCATCCTTCACGCGAACGATGACTCGTACAGGGTAAGGCGGCGTTTCCTTCAACGCGCTGTTAGCAGCGATTGTTGTGCCGATATGCCAAATCTTCTCAGCCTTCGCTGCCGACACGGCCCAAATTATTTTTCTTTGGTCCATCTTCCTTTAATTCTTTAACCGCCACAGCCGTAGCGTCGGCGATGTATTTTAGTACATCACCAAGCGCTGCGGCGTTATTAGCGTTCCATTCCCGTATAAATCGGTCTTCGTACTGAGTAACGGTGGGGAACGGTGACGGAAGAAAATGCGTATGTTTGGCGTTGTAAGGCATTACTCCTCTTTGTTACCGCCGTAAATCTCAAGGAACTTGCTTACAAATCCCTTGCGTGCGGCATCCATCTTCTTCCTCTTCTCGTCGAACAACCTCCGAGATTCCTCTTTGTCCATGCCGAACTGATTCCACTTGATGTTGTTAGCCTCATCGTTTGCATCGATAAATTTCTTCAACTCCGGATGATTGCCGATTTCCTGACCAACGCCCTCGCCGCGACTGCGAGACACGGGGTCCATGATAATGCCGGCAATACGGTTAGCAACATACTGAGCGTCAGCAGCAGTCTTCTTGTCGCCCGACTTTATGCGCTGGGACAGGACCTTGGCATGTGCTTCAGGGTCTTTCAGAAAATTCTTGAGGAATTTCTTCGAGTTGTCTTCGTTGAAGACATCTTTCACCATCTTGTCCACCGACTCAACGGTTTTCAGAGTAGCGTCCAGTTTGGCGCCTTTTGCCTTAGAAGTCTTATCGGCTGCAGCGGCTTTCTTGGCCCGCTCAGCCTTTTCGGCTTGCTTGGTATCGCTTTCTTTCTGGCCACCGCGCAAAGCGTCGAGTTCCTTGTGACCATCCTCAGATACCTTTACGCCAGCCTCGGCATACATGTTTTCGATAACCTCAGCAATCTCGTCGTCATCGAGTTCGCTTTCCATGTTACCACCCAGGGGATTTTCCCGAATATACCGGGCAAGTGCTTTGATGGCGGCGGCGTCGCCTTTCTTCTTGACGAACGACTTGAATCCTGCGGAATCGAAATCGGTATCGTTTTCGGCCATATCGTCGAAACTGCGTACCAGTTCCCCGGCGTCGTCGGCGTTTTCTTCGTAGTCGGAATCATCGCGCATCTTGTCAAGAGCGGCCTGACCTTTCTTCGAAAGTGTAACCCCAGCCTCTTCGAACATGTTGGCGATTTCGTCGGCAATCTCACCGTCATCCGGGTCGCTGGACATCGTCTCTGCCGGAAGATTGCGGAACGCTTCGGCAAGTTCCTTGATTACCTTGGCGTCGCTCTTTTTATCAACCAGCGACTGGAGAGAATCGGCAAAATCTTCGCCACCGTCCTCTTCTTCGAGATAAGCGTTCCATTTATCCACAACGCCCTCGGCGGAACCTTGGAGTTTATCAAGTTCTTTCTTGACTTCGCGAGGAACGCGCATCCCGGCCTCTTTGAACATCGATTCGATTTCAGCGGCGATTTCCTCATCATCGGGGTCACTCGACATCGTCTCGCTGGGTAAGTTACCGATGGCCGCAGCCAGTTCTTTAACGACTTTGCCGCCCTTTTCCTTCACATAGGATTTGAACGACTTAGCGTCGAAATCTCCCTCATCCTCCATGGCAGAGTAGAAACTGTCGACCAGCGACTTGGCATCAGCCTTTCCACCCTTAGCATCGGGGTCACCAAATTTAGAAGCGGCTCCCTCGACATCCTCGATTTTCTTGACCGTCACGGACTCAAAATTGTCCACGTCAGCATAGGGGTATTTGTCCACACGGTAACCCTCGCTGGTCTTGGTAACTACCAGGTCAAAGCCGTCTTCGTCACCGCCAACCTGCTTGATGAAAGCGTGAGCGGCGTCTTCAACTCCGGCGTACTGAGCCAGGTCCTCGTCGTCCATCTGACGGAAGCCCATGGATTCGAACGTCGAAGCCGACTTGGCGTCGCCGTCAGCCAAACCATTACGGAGCGACTGGTCGCCTTTCTTGTTCTTGGCGCGAACGTTTACGCCACGACGCTCCAGCTCAGCCGTGGCTACCTTACGCATCTCAGCGTCGGCCGACGGGTCGTTGGCCACCTTTACGAGGGCCTCTTCTGAAGCCTGACGAGCGTGGTTCTGGAGACTTACGTTGCCCTCCGGTACACCACCCTCTTCCTGGCCTGCCTCAGGCTTTTCCTGAGCGGCGTGACCGTACTCCTGGCCCACGCGCTGCAGACGGCGGTTCTGAGCGTTATCGGCGTAAACACCGTGACGCGCTTTTTCAATCGGCGCTTCCTCGATACACTCTTCGATGTTGGTAAAACCTTTCAGAATTTGTTGACGACGTGCTTCGCCGTAGTTGATAATTTCTTTCATGACTTTATAGGTTTATAAGTTTCATTTCCAATACAAAGGTAGTAAATTTTATCCAAACTGCCAAGAGAATTGTTAAAATTTTATGCCAAAATCTAATGTGTACCCCCATTGGTCATTAACTCTTATAGCTGACGCGCCGACCAAAAACCGTTGACGGAAATCGGCTCCGGCGGAAAACTTTTGTGTGCCAAAATCCACGGAGGTTCCTATTTGGGCATAACCTTGTATAAAGGGAATTTGCTTGTCGATAATCGTGCGTTCAACCTCATGAACACGGATGAGCGGTTTGACGTGCGATACAGCCTCTGTAAGGGCGTTGCGCTGGACGGTGATATCGACCCGGAACTCGCCGATACTGTCGTTGGAAAAGTCGAGGGGATATTCCTTTCGGGCCAGGTAGTCGGCCAGCAAGGCAGCGGTGTCGATTTCGCCTGGCAGGTATATCGTGGTATCACGGACGATAACCTGCGGAACGGGAATCTTAACCGTGTCACGGTATTCGACCGTGTCGTACTTTGTCAGCCACTTTTCAACGACTTTAGGGGGTTCAGGGGTATAACTGCTCCGCCCCAGAAAGAACGCGAAAATTAGGGCCGCTACAACGATAATTATGGATGCCGCCGTCTTCATGACCTTTTGCCGCTTTTAATCATATCCTCGTAAGCCACTATGGACGCTTCGAGTTCGTTGATGCGCTTCTTGTAATCTTCGGCCGCCTGGTTAGCTGCATACTCCTGAGCGCGGAACTCTTCCATCAGGCGGTTGTACTTATCACGGTCTGCCTGGCGTTGCGCCTCGTATTCCTCGCGAATCTTGTTGAGTTCATTACGAAAGTTAGTCATCATTTCGTTAGATAACCGCCGTTCGTTCTGCACCTCTTGGTAGAGATTGTCGTAGCGTTCCTTCCACCATGACTCCTTCTTGTCCAACTCAGCTGCCAATACGTCATATCTCCCTTTCCAAAACTCTTCACCCTTGAGGTCGGCATCAGCCTGACTGGCGCGAACTTCCTGCTCGTATTTCTTACGATCGAGCATGCGTGCTACAACGGCATAACCGATACTACCCACTCCAAATAGAAGTGAGATCACGGGGAAAATTGTAGTCATGAAAAGTCCGTCAGCCATTGCGTTTCATTATCTCGTTAATGCGTATGCGAGCGGCCTTGGCGGCTTTAGCATATGCATTGTAATTGTAATTCGAGCGGAGACACCTCAAGATTTCGTCAGCAAAAACCTTGATAATATCCGCCTTGGCGTTTTGATAGGCGTCCATGTCGCCTTCATTAGTTAACGTCGCTGGATAGATTATCAGTTTTACTTCCGCGCTTACACGATTGAAGAAACGATACCACTGGCGGTCGTACGAATCGACGAATGTAAATGACCTCCAACGAATTTGAGGCGTGAGGATATCGTAGTGGTTTGAAAGATTATAGGCGAAGTCCCGTGTTAACACAGGACAAACGCGGTTGAGTGTTAAACTACAGCCATCGGCATGGTCGTGGAAAAAGTCCACTGCCATGGCTACACCGTAGGTGCGATGAGGGCGAAAGTAGTTCCAAACGTCATAGGCGTTTCCTGTAACAACCTCTACTCGACGGCGGCGTAGTTCTTCAGCCAGGTCGTGTACAAAACGACGGGCCTCGGCGTTAAACCGCTTTGACGTTAGATAGACTACTTTACACATGGCTATTGGAGATAATCGATCTTTTGGATGAAACTCGTGAAGCGCAACCGACTCGATGACACAAATCCCGTAGCCCACGCAGTTAGAAGGTAATACCCCTTTTCAGCCATATTGTAAGTCTTAGCGCCATCGGCATCAACGACACGCAGCGTTTGACCGTTGGAAACGTTACAATAGATGATCACCTGAATCGTGCCGCCAACACTTTCAGTCGTATACGCTTCAAGCGACGAGGGATTATCCAAAAAGCCAAGATTCAGCGTCCACGTTGCAGAAGTGATAGAAGAGGCGTTCAGGTTGTAGAAATAGCGATTACCAAGCGCCACGGTGTATGACGAACCGCCGGGCAGCACTGAATAATCGACGCTGCCTCCGATAAGGCCAACAGCCATGTGTTCCTTCCGGATAGCGCGTTCGAAGATTGACGATGAATCCACCAATTTCTTCAATATGGGACCTGTATCATCGCCCGTGATGATCTGAGCAAGATCGTCCCACAGAACCTTGAACGCATCACGCACGCTCCCCTCGACATCAATGAAACCCATGTAGTCGATGTCAGGGAAATCGGTCTGTTGACCACCTATTTTGATGTTCGCGGATTCGCCATACTCCGAATAGTCAATATCCAGAATGGCCTGGTGAAGCAACGCGATTGCCTTTTCAACCGGGTCGCCCTCAGCAGGCATAACGCCTTTTGTAGCCGGGTCAGCCTTATAAGCTGACGAAAGACTCATTCCAGTAGCCAGTTTCAGGCGGTTGTACCAACCTTGAATTTTGTTCAGAGCCGTCATTAGGTCATCGGCCGTAGTAAGGTCCTGCGGATTGGCGATAGTAGCGTCTACAGGTGCGACGTTAGTCAGTTTGGCCGAGAATATCATCGTCTGCGAACCGTTCTGCCAGTCGTTGATGATTCTCTGAACCTCCTGGAATGTTTTATCCATCGCGGCATAATCGGCCGTGTACTGCTTGTACCCGACTACCTGGGTATCGTTGGCTTGCTCGGAAACGATAATGCCGCTCATCGCCGCGCCAAAGTCAAAGAACAAACCGTTTACGAATCCTAACGAGTTCTTGGGTGACGTCGAAAGTAACGACTTCACAGTGCGCTTAACCAGCGTGGGGTTATCATTAACAACCCGCATACCGTACAACACGTCGGCCAATGCCGGGTTATCAGCCAACTGTTGAAAATCGAAATTGAGTTGTGACGTCTTCTGGTCGAAAGTCGCCACGATATTATCGAAGAAATAGTTCGTCGAAGCAACGTATTGCGTGGTCGTACCCTGACCCGCGAGGTCTTCGACGATGATGTTGTTTTGCTTATCGACGTACTGAATACGTGTTTGGCCTACTACCCACACCATGGTGCTCCAGAACGGGTCGGAGTCACGCTTCAGGACGTTGTAGAACGCCGCGATAGGTAAACCGCCGGGGAGATTGGCCTTATTGATAAGGTCGTTGAAGTCGTTTATTTGGGTCACAATTGCCTGCGACATCGGAACCCACTGCCCGAGCGAGGCATCGTAACTTTTGTGGAGTTTGTCGGTAGTATCGTACCAGATAATCGCCGGGTTCGACGGAGGCGTCGTGCCGATGGAAATACCTGCTACAGTTCCGACGTCAATAGTTGCCATTTTGAACTTTGTTAGCGTGAATATACGTAGGTCTTGCGGTCGTCCCACACGAAATTGTAACTCATATCCCCCTGGGGATACTCGGTGATGGTGATACCGTCGGAGGTGGTTTCCCGTTCGATGCGCCACCCGGCCTCGCCTTGACCCGTACCGATAGGCGCGTAGCCGCGGTAGATAACGTCGCCACCCGAGGCGTCAACAATCGGTTTCGGCATAGCGTCAGCCAGCAACTGGACAATAGGCGCGGTGTTTTTCTCGTTACTCGTCATGGTGTATTGCTTTTTGTAAGTATTCGTCGAATGCAGCCACGAGGGGATTAGACTCGCGTGCCTTCATGGTTTCTTCTTGGTCACCCTCGGCGTAAAGGTCGAACGGGTTTCCCGGCTGAGCGGCGGCGTCTTCTTCGCCGTCGCCTCCAGCTACAGGCTGGTCAGCGGGGCCTCCGCCCTCCATACCCATACCCGCGGCCTCTTCGAACGGATTGCCTCCGCCCATGCCCATACCGCCCATCGCGGCCTGTTGCTGTTGTTGCTGTTTGGCGCTGATGGCTTGCTGAATAACGGAGTTTTCGATAGTATCGCCGCCCTTTTCTTCGCCGATAGCCGGGAGGTCCCATTTCTCGCGAATTTCATCCACGGTCTGGAAAGCCTGGAGGCGTTTGATGTCCATATCCAGCTCCTCGGAAATGGTCATTCCGTTGAGGCCCATGAATACGAATTCGAAGTCGGGGTTGATTTGCTCGACGATGAACTTGTTAACCTTACGCTGGATGAATTTCAGCATCGGGTAAAGGCCCTTGTCCTTCGACTGCTCCATGCGCTGCTTTTGGCCGTCGCCGAACGTTAGGCCGCTTCCGTTGGAACGCGAAATATCCCAGCCGATTTCTGTAGGGTCGATACAGAACACCGCACAGGCGATTTTAATCAGGTATTCCATCCACGAGTTGTACTCCATATCACGGTTGTTCTTCTGGAGGTCAACCCAGTCGATATCGCCCTCAACGACGGGCGTCTTCCACGACTGCATAACGCCCGATATCATGGCCTGCCACTGCTGTTTGAACTGCTGTAACGAAGCCTCGTTCACGTTACCTTTGATACGCAGAAGACCTTTCGGGGCCGAACCCTGCGAGAAGAAGCGGCGGTTGTACTCGTCGCCCCAAAGCATCGATGTTACGACGTTGATTAATTCTTCCAACTCCGAGTTTCCGTACCCATTGGCGTAAATCGACGTGGTCGGGTTGCGGATGCCGAAGCACAACTCCCAGGGGTAGAACTGCGCTACCTTGGCCGTTTGGTACACCTGGACGTAGGCCGGATAATAGCCATCGACCTTGGGTCCCCAGTTCTGGCGGTCGTCCATCATCGCTCCCTCAAAGTAGGGGTTGTTGTACTCGCCGTCGAAATACGATTCCGCCAGACGGAACGTAGCGGCATCAACCGCCTGGAAGCGGACCAGTTTGCCGCGGCGGTTACGAATACACTCAAACGTCATCTGGTCGAACGTCAGCGAGTCGTCCACAATCTTACGGATGAACTCGTCAAACTCGTCGCCGCCCCATGTAGCGGTATCACCACAGTTGAGGATGAAGTCGGTGATGGAAGACGCAATTTTGCGGTCCTGCGTGTCCATCTTCTGCTCCTGGCCGAACTTGGGTTTACGCCGAATAACAAAACCCGTCGAATAGCGGTCGGCCTGCGGTTCAGCGAAGTCGGCTATCTGGTTCTTACGGGTCTTGATAATCGAGTTGATGATGGGGGTACGGCTCATCCGGCGCAACGTTTCGTACGAAAGCGAAAACGGCTTATCCTTATATCCCAAAAATGAGTTGAACTCCAAGGGGTCAATCAAGTACGCCCGCGGAGCCGAATTTCCAGGCTTAGATTGCTGGTTGAATATTTGGGCGGCTTTGATTATGTCGGACGGATTATCGCTGCGCATAGCACTTTCCAGCAGTAACGACTTGCGTACTGCTAATGTCTGCTGAGCGCGGTCCACCATTTCGAGTCTTTCTTTTATGCCGAGCATGATATTATCCAATTTGCTTTGCTATAATTGGTGTTAGGGGAAGAATGCCAAAACGTCGTTTCGTTGATTGCGCTGCAAAATCAACGCCTGGTTTGCGATATCGCCCCAAATAACAATCGTTCGACCATTCCAGTAGTAATAATCGGTCTGGTCATCATAGGCTCCCTGCCACTCGCCATCAAAACGAATATACTCCAACAACCGTTTGAATATCTTAACCTCATCAACGGTCATTGGAGTAATAAAAGTGCCTATAACACAAAGTTTAGCGGCACTCGTAGTAAGGTCTTCAGCCAAAGACTGAAAATCAATACCCATGAATTCTTTCACCTCTATTGGTCGATGGAACGTTATCATTGAAATGCATCACTTTTTGTATGCGGCTGGAAAAGGCTCCGCTGCTTTCCTTGGCCGATTTTGACTTTCCAATACTTTTGATACTCACACAACCACATCTCTACTTGGTGAAGCGTTAATTCGCCATTCGGTGTAGTGTAGTACCCGTTCTCCAGTTTGTGCCAGTGCAGATAAGGGAAATCTCCATAAACAGACAACGCTTTTGCGGCTTCGTCGCGCAGGCGATATATACCATCTACTTGACATTTTAGTGATGGAAATATCAAACGTAATCCTGTTGATGCACCTGGACCCACGTTAGTGTAGTCATCCTGGGTAAAGCGCATAAAACGACGATAAGTGTAGCGCGGTATATAGGTGAAATCCTGATAGAACTCGTGAGCGATAAACGCCGCTGACGCTGGAAGTGTTCTTAGGAACTGAATAATGTCCTCAGGGGTTTTTGCCGTTAATACAACGCGCATCAGCTCATACAAACGGCGATGTAACGTAGGAATGACCGTTTCTGTGTAACATTCATCGCGTGTCTTACCGGGCGCAGCCATCGAGTTGATAAGATAAGCCGTAGTGAAGGGGTTATGCCCCGACAACCGATACGACGCTACCATTTCAGCAAAAGTCTTCTCGTCGTACTGGTTGTAATCCGGAATGCCTGCACCCCAGCCGTACTTTTCACGTGCGTATTCAAACGTCGGGGGATTGTTGAAATACCGGAACACCATCATCTTCCATACCATATTCGTCAACGTCAGTTCGTCATCCAGGAGGATGTTGCGTATCTGCCACTGTGAATTACGGTCCAGTTCGCGATATACGTTGGTGAATTTGTAGTCGCGTAATATGGGGTCATCAGTCCACGGACGCGGCTTCTGGTCCAGGAACCGCCGCTTCCATATCATCTGGCGCTCAAACATAGTCCGGAAGAAATCGTGATAGTGCTCCTCGCTGACGTCAAGTGTGGCGGCAGGTAGTTTATCAGCCCAGGGGTAATGGTCAAATGTCGCCATTTTGCTTACGATAAGTTCTAATTAACAATTCACGCCGCGCTTCCGTGCTTTTTTCGACCAGTCTCCGTAACGTATCATCCGCAATCTTCATCAACGGACGTTTTGGGGCGTTTACAAGTCGCGTTTCAGGTACGCCGAGGTTTACCCTTATGCGTTTACCGCGGATTGGTTTCAGGGACTCTGCAGCGATTAATGGGCAGTAGTCGTTGCCGTGAAACGAGCGTATTACAAAAGTTGTCCGGCCCCACACCTCGGGGTCCGTCACGATGTCACCTATTTTGAAATATCTCCATGCGTTCATACGGTTAAAAACTTTGGCCCCGAAACGCTTACGAATCGGGGCCGCTGTCCTAACTACCTAACAAAATGGAAACAGAAAAGAAACTAAAACCCGAACACCGTCAGCTGACGAGGTGACAGCTGGTAGCGTTCGTTGTCGGAAAGATTGGTCTCGAGGATTTCACACGCCTTGACGTCAGTAGCCACATTGGCGTATTCGCGCACCTTTTCGTTGTACTCATCGCGGCAACGGCACATTTCGGGAGTAACCGGGTTCTCCTTTTCCTCACCGACAAGCGTGCCGGCCAGTTGAGGACCGGGACTGCAATCGCGGTCTTTCCAGCTGAAGATACGGAACGGCAATTCCATCTTGATTTCGGATGTCCACCACGCGGGAACGCTTTCGGTAGGTACGCCGCCACAATCCTCAAGTTTGCTCTCGATTTCAGCCGAGAGTACCTGCAGTTTGGCGTTAAGCGACGGAAGGACATCGGCCTTGAGTTTGGCCTTGATTTCCTTACCCAGTTTACCGAACTTGATGTTGGAATCGTAACCGCTGATGGCGTTCATGATGTCCGACTTTTCGATTTCGGCCTGGAGGGCTTCTTCGGCGTCGTCGGAACACGACTTCTCGATGGCGTCGGCCATCTTCTCGAAGACGTTATCGCCCTTTTCAACCTTGTCGCTCTCGGTTTCGTCGGCCACCGGGGCGAATCCTTTCAGCATGTGCTCCTGGCGTTCAGCCCGAGCGCCGAGGATGATGTCACGAATGTTTTCCATCGCCACTTACCTGTTTAACGGCCTTGGCGGCCACGTATTTGCCCCACGCCCAGTGAGCCACCACTCCCGACACAAACGAGAGGATAGCCACCAGCGTGTGGATAATCTTCGCCTCATGGGCGTAAACTACCGCAGCAATCGTCAAGACCACCGCGATAATCAGAATCCACATCCACTTTTTCATAGCGTCTTATCTTTGGTTAATCACTTTATTAACATTCCGTAGAAGTCTTCAAGCGTGTACGCCTTTTTATAGTTGTACGAATCCTTCGTGTTGGCTATTTCCTCGGCCATCGCTATTAACAGTTCTTCCTGACGTGGGCCGTAAACCGACGGCGACAGCCAAGTCAACTTGACGTTGAACAGAATTTGCCCAATTTCTTCGGTACTCAGCGGCGCACCCAGAAATTTCTCGAACTTGGATTGAATCCACAACGCCATCTTCGTATAACTGTACTCCTGGAATACAGTCGGTGACGGCAGACGCCCGTTCAGTTCCCCCTTCAACGCGTCGATAAAACGGTTGAACGCCTTATCACCAAATCCGCGCCGTACCTTGGGGATATTATCCGACTTATCCCCCATCAGCACCTTATACAGCAAGACCTCCAGCGCCTCGGTTGTGAGGACCTGGATATCGGCATCCAAGCGTTCGTTCCAAAAACCATCTTTCCCCGGAAAGACGTAGAATTTCATGAACTTGGAGTTGTAGTTGAAGACCGAAATCGTTGGCGTTATCAACTGGCGAATATCGCTATCGGCTGTGAGTATTACGGTTTCTTCGTCGGGGAGTTCGTCCAGTGCGAAAGCCCACAACATCATCAGGTCGTCACCCTCAGCACCCGGTACGCGGGTAACGATTAACCCGCGTTTACGCAATAACGCTTCAAATTCACCCAGGACCTCTACAAATGCGTCGCTCCACGGTTCCTTCACCCGCGTGAGGGCGTACTTGTAGTCGTCGTACACCTCGCGTCGCCACGAGTGGGAGTCGATGACTACCACCACGCGGTTTACGTCATCGCCAAACCGCCGTACCGCGGCGCACAGGTTCATCACGCATTTACGTATCAGAACCTGGCGCTTTTCGCGGTCGTCCAAGACCTCACAGAGGTCTTCGTTGCGGTAGTACGTCGAAAATATCGAGAACGACAGGTGGTACAGGAAATTCCCGTCAAATACGAGGTTTATTTTCATTGCGCTATCTGGTTATGGTTGGTATTCGAAGCAGCGATACCGCCGCGGGTTATATTAACCTTGCGGCCATCTTCACGCCCCATCGCCATAGCGTGGCCACTGCCTATATGCATCGGACGCGACGAGCGTAAGTCCTTGTAATTCTCGGCCACGTAATCGTTCAATTTCTGGTCCGTACGAAGCACCAGCGCGTTGACCTGTACCTGGGCCTGGAGTTCGCGGTCACGCTCCTCCTTGAGGCGGTCCTGAACACCTTTGGCCGCTCCCGCCAGATACGAACGATGGAACTTGGCTGGAGACATGCGCTTTTCGCCCGTAAACGACCGAATCAACGCCTGTGAATCGTCGGCCAAATACTCCTTGTAACGCTTCTTGGAGAGTTCGTACAACTGCCGAGATAATACGGCGAATAGCCACTTAACAACCTCGATGTTCTGTTGCTCGCCAATTACGATGAATTTACGACGCACCTCGTAAACAAGCCTGCCGCCGCTTGTAATTCGGCTCGTATGTTTTTGGTTGACTATTGTGTAGCAGAAATTGTACTTACAAATTCCATACAACAGGAGTTGGTCCCATGCGCCGCCAGTCTTACGTGACCAACGGTCATCCAATTGGTCCTCTGTCACGCTACTTTTCTGTGAGTCATCGGCTACCGAGTCCAAATCGGCCATCGAAAGGTTGTACTGGGTGAGGAGGTTCTGAATTTTAGCGGCGGCGTTAGCGGCCTCAGCCTCGGAATTGATAGCTTTTGCTCCTTCGTAGAGCCGCTGCAGTTTCTTCAGTTTCGAAAGGATGGAGTTGATGTCTTGTGTAGTTTCCATAACGATTTTGTTTTACGATTCTTTTCCAAGAGCAAAGGTAATACGAATTTTACAATCTACAAAATATTTTGGCGAAAAATTAACAATCCATCACCAAATTACCTTTCAACTCCAATTCGTATAGCCGCTCGGCGTCAGGTTTAGCGTAGCAGAATATCAACTCACCACCGCCCGCAACAGCCAACGCCTGGCGATAGGTTTTCTTTATGCGCGCAAATTCCTCACTGCGGTAAAGGTCGTAATCGCTGACGCACAACTCCCACCAACGCTCTTGCCGTGACGCCCAGGCTATGACTCCTGGGCGTTCAGCTTCAATCCGCTTTACAGCAGCTAATAACAGCGCGGTATATTTCCGGGGGTCGGCTTTCATAACGTAGTATCTTCCTCGCCGAGGGATTGCGCCAACTCCGCCAACAGACAGACGTGTACGTGCTCGTCGACGACAATCTTGTTGATAAGTTGGATAGCCAACGCCGAGGTCACAGTTGGTGTAGGGTTGTTGGCCTGAATACGCTGAATGAGTTTTTCGTACTCGGCGATGGTGTCCTGCTCGGCGCGGATGTTGATCTGGACGGCTTCAGCCGCGCTTTTGGTCGTAATGTCCACTTTGGCTGCCGAAAACGCAGGTCGCGATACGTTACCTCCGATACGGTTAATGAAGTCGCCTAATCGGTCGTAGTGCTTCATCTCAGTGAGGGCGATACCGAGGAACGTTTCGCCAATCTCATCGAAGATCATCCGCTGCTGCGTGTACTGGATAATGGCCGTGAGTTCTGACGTGGGGGCCGTACCGACGTATGCCTTGTAGAACCACTCGGCCGGAACGCCGTCGTCCGGTTTGGCCTTGGAAACATCGGGATAATCAACCGAGCTATTGGCGTAACGCATCGACTCTACCAGCGCGTCGGCCATCGCTTCGACGTTGTCCTGTTTGGCGGGATTGTGTAAGAGAATCGTTTTCATGGCTATTTAATCGTTGAACCGAATCCTCCGGCGTCGCGAAGCGAGGGTGTCAGCGTGTCGGCTTCCTCCACTTCGATATACGGCGCGGGGACAATTACCAGCTGGGCCACAACGTCACCCACCTTGAATTCCTTGGTATTCATATTCACGTTTTGGGGCTTCATTCCGGCGACCTCGCCGAAAACGTTGGAAAGCAATCCGCAGACGCTCTTGAAGAACCTGTGGACTAACGTCGGTAAGTGCCACGTCTTCTTGTAACGAGCGCGCATCGTACCGCGATAGCCTGGGTCGATAACGCCCGGCGCGTTACACATCACCAGGTCCATTTTCGAACAACGCGAATTCGGGACCAGCAGGCCGCAGTGCCCCTTGGGGATTTCAACGGCGATGCCGGTATCGTATTCGATGTAATCTTCGGTTTCCTTTACGGCCACGGCCACGAGGTCCAGTCCGTTATCCTCACCGTCAGGGTGAGCATACGCCGGTAGTACGGCTTCGGGGTGCAATTTCTTAAATTTAACAACCATACATTCTATGTTTTATTCATCGAAAATAACCTTGTTATCCTAACAAATCGAACTTAAATCCAGTGGTCATACGCGACGCCGCCAAGTCGGCCAACCAGAACGACGACGAAATATCATCGTGACTGCCGACGCTCTCCAGCCCCTTTTCGGTAAAGGCAACGGAACCGAGGTCTTGGAATATGAGGTCCTTGACCTGCTGGGAGTAGACGTTACCTATCGGGATGTGGATTTTGCCGCGTTCGAATAGCGTTGAGAGGTGTGGCCACCCGGTTTTCAAGTCGTACTTATCAATTCCCGTAGTGTGACCGATAACGGGCATCCCCTCGGTGTCGGCCGTCTCAACGAATATCTGTTGGAATGTGTTATTCTCCATCACGATAAGATCAGGCCGGAAGCGAGAGTTGATACGGCGTAGGACGTTCATCTGTTCGAAGAACTTTACACCTTTTTCACGGTAGAGGTGTAACAACCAGCGTTCGTCGGTCAACTCGTCGATACCCCACACGCTGAATACGGCGTAGTCGGCGCCGACGTTGGCTGAAATAGCGAAGTCACACCCGACCACCACCTTGGAGAACTTAACAGGGAATTCTTCGCGTGAATCCACCAACGTGTAATTTTCCATCCGCAGTAGCGAACGCGTGAGGATTTCCATCGGGAAGATTGACGACTCGTTGGTAATCGGGCGGCAAAGGTTCTCGCGCGAGAAGATGATTGAACCCTGAGTCTCCTTTTTATCCATCAGGTCCTTGAACGACCAGCGCTGGGGCCAAAGGATTCGCCCGTCGGGGAAGATGGCCGGGTACTCGATAACGAACCAACCGTTCTTGGTCTTGAGGTCGCCGTAAAGGTCCTCGGCGTGGAACGGCGTACCGACGACGATAATCTGGCCGCCGGGTACGAGCATGTTCATAATCACGGAGTGGAAATAGTCGGTGGACTTATTTCGCTGAAGACTGGAGTAGATGACGTTGTCCTTCAAGCCGTCATCGACGATAATCCAGTACGGGTGAGCACCACGCACCGAAGAGCCAAAACCCTTTACCGTCAACCGCGCTCCATTACGACATACGATGTTGGTAGCAGACCAACTGTTGGCCGTAGACTGAGGGAACAGCCGCTCCTTCAGAATATCATTCTCCTCGATAGTCCCCTTCAAAATCTCCATGAGGTCGATTCCCTGTTGTAAAGAGAACGAAAACAAGAAACCGCGGTTAGACGAAGCCGCCGTGGGTCGCTTTGAATAACTCCTTGTGCGTGGGCGTGTATAGCGATATAACTGCCATGCGGCGTAGGCGTTGGAGAAATAGAACGACTTTCCGTGGTCACGAGCAGCATTGATACACAATTTCTTGTGTTGCTGTACTAACTCTCCCCACTCCAGGTGGTGCCACGATAGTTGAAAATCGGGGATGACCGAAGTGATGAAATACGTCAAATTGGCGCATCGTAGGGTATCTTCAACGACCGCTGATAGATTCTCTTCATATCTGGGACGAAAATCAATAGACATATCGCCTGTGTATAGAACGCGGTAGGTATCCTGCATAAGTGCGTCGAAAACGGCATCTACATCACGAACATCGCCATTCATCATTTCGTTGAGACCGCGTTCATCCATGGCTTGTATTATTTCATCTACAAGTTCCAAGCAAGCCAAACGATGGTTATACGATGGCTCAACGAATGAAGGATGGGGGAGGGCTGGTTGTATCATAATAGCCATTTAATAGCAACACCCAAAGGGGTCTCGATTCCCTCTGGGTGTTACCGGGTCCACAACAAAACTCATCTCTTCAAATTCAACGCCTGGGCGAGGTAACGTTCCATTTCCAGGGTCTCGCGCTGGTACACCTCTTCGGGGTATTCTTTCAAGAGCACGGAGTTGTAACTCTCGATAGCTGCCCCGAGCAACGTAGTCAGCTGTATAATCTTGGCCTTATGGACCGCTGCGCGGTCGTCGGCGTTAAAACTGAAGCAGAATTTTGTCTTGTTGGCGTCCATTATATCGACGTAACCGAACGTCTGAAGCGTCTCCAACAGGTCCAACGCTTTACGGTGCGACAGCGTCGTTTTCTTTACAACCTCTGTACGGGTGAAAGTGCGCTGGGCTATCATTTCCCGTTCCAAAGCGTCTTTACACAAAATACGAAGCAATTCGAGTGCTTTGGAAAAGGCCAGTTGGCGGTTTTCGTCCTTTTCGGTGTACTGTTTTGTCGCTTCTACCTCTTCGGGCGTTTGAGCGACACGTGCGTTATCTGCCATTTTGTTTTACGGTTTCTCGTTTTATAGTTGGAAACAACTCACCGCGGAAACGTACCATCGTGCGCTGGAGATGGGCGAAAATGTCTTCCGGTTTGAGGTGGAGTTCTTGTAACAACACCCGTTCCATCGTAATCAGTCCCTCGGTGTCAGGCAGACGATACACAACGTCGAAATTGTATTTTCCGTCGTGAGGATCGCGATAAATGGTGACGATCTTCACCTCGATGATTTCGATAGGCCCTTCTGCGCCCGTGATAATGTAACGCGAATCGCCAATTTGAGGGAGAATGTTGCCCTTAACGCGAATTGCCTTTCCGTTCTGGTTGACGTCGCACGGGGGGGTTACATGTTTTTGCCTTGAAGTAGCACGTTTCGCGCGGCTGTAGTCTTGATTCTCCAACCAAACCTGCGCCGCCAATTTATCGAGATCAGGGATAGTGACGGAGGTGGGGACGTAACGATATCTGATCGTTGACTTCACGCCTTCGCGTTGGATAATACCCACGCTGGAAAGTACTTTGAACAGCGCCGGCGATACCTTGGGGCTGATGCCGTTCTTAGTGAGGATAGCACCAAACGACGCGCCAGGTTCCATCACACTAACCCATTTGTTAAGCGAACGTTCTAAGATGTCGGCAATGGCCGCCTTGACGCCTTTTTCGAAAAGTTCTTGTTTCATCGTTGTACAGTTTTGTTGTTAGACACACTGTATAACGTTGGCTGTTTCTACTTGGCGCACTTGAACTCGAAGAACTCGTTACCGCGACGGCGAGACTTTTTCTCGGTGGCGGATGATATATCACCCGTAGCACGCAACCGCCGCACGCAGTAACGGAAATACTCGGCCGTGGCTTCCACGTCGTTCATCGCGCCGTGGGCGTCGGTAAGTATAATCCCCGCACGTTCACACGTGGCGCCAAGAGTCATTTTCTCGTCGCCCGTCAGACCGTACATCATTTTGGAGAGATACATCGTATCCAGCGTCTGATCCTGGATGTAGTTGAACAGGCTCTGCTTTTTACCGTAGGCGGAATAGTAGAACGCCGCTTCCAACATCCCCACGTCGAACATCACGTTGTGACCCACAGCTACCAACCGCCGCTGGTCCTTACCCTTGGTATCGGCGAAATTCTGGGTACAGAACCGCATGAACGCGTCGATAAACGCATTCAACTCCATACCGCGATTCACCTCAGCCATATTGACCATGGTCTTAGAAATGGATTCTTTCGTTATTTGGAGACCATTGTACGGCTTTACGTAGGTTTCCCAGCGGTCTACCTCTTTCAGGGTGTTAAAGTCTAAAACAACGGCTGCAAACGACGTTATGGGGTTCTGTGCGGGGTCCAGGCCCCCGGTTTCAGTGTCCATTACAAGGTACGGTGAACGTTTCATATCATTTTAAGTTTTTCGTAAGTAACGCTGTAAAATTAAAAAACCGCCTCGCTGTATCACTACTGTGGGGCGGTCGGGGGTGAATTAAACCTTTGATTGATGGAAGTCTGTTAAGACTTTAAGGTCGGGGCGATATTTCACGCCCCGCGCTCGTCTGTTGCCGTTCCTATTGGTGTTCCCTTTGCCGGCACGGGCGAACTGCCACAACGTTAACGAACGAAATTTCTTAAAAACCCCCTCACCCATGGACTTTCGGGCCACGTCTGCCACACGCGGTTTTAATTGGGGGTTTAGTCGGCCCGGAAGGATTCGAACCTCCAACGCCAGATCCAAAATCTGGTGTGTTACCATTACACCACAGGCCAATCAAGGGGCGCGACGTATCGCTTATACTCTTCCCCTTGTAGAGTCTGTCTCCTCCGCTCCGGCGCTCGCTATGGAGGAAGTCTGCGTTGCTGCCTTGGAGACAATTTGTTTGCTGGCGACAGGGCTTATACCGTTTGGAGGCCTGACTCCGACCCCACCAGCCTGGGGTATGGTAGAGGAAACACCGCGGTCGGAAAAAGAAACTACACTCGCTGAAAACCTAACTCTTCGTTGCTTGGCGTAAAGCGGCGTTCCCTCATTTCAGATACTATAACGTTGTAGCGAAAGTAACTAAAAATCCGCCAGGGCAAACCACCTCCCTGGCGGACGTGCGAAAGCGAACTGCGTTACCAGTTACGGGCTATTTCTTAGCCTTTTTGCCGTAGGCGCGGAAACTGTACGCCGGGCGGAACTGGATGGTCTTGTAGGGCTCGGTGGGGGCCGTAACGCCCGTCTGCGGATTACGCGCCATACGTGACGGCTGGTCCTTGAGGACGAACTTTCCTACCTTACCGATGGCGACGGTTTCGCCCTTGTCGCGAACCTCCTCGGTGAGAATCTCTTCCAGGGCGCGAACGACAGCAGTCGCCTGGGCCTTGGTGACATCAGCCTTGGCGGCCAACGCACTGTAAAAATCTTGCACTTTCATTGTACGATAATTTTGATTGTTGATAAATATGAGGTTGTTAAACCTTTATTCCTGCGGTCTTATAATTGTCAATCCAGCATCAGCCAACTGCTGACGAAGTGACAAGTAAGCACGGTCACGAATATCGGCGTCGTACCACCACTCAGCTACACTCTTCCCTCCTTCAACGCCAACGCCGATGTCCTTGTTGATGGCGATTCCGTACATCATACGTTCTTCGTCTTCGTCAAACATCGTTACTTTCTCGATGGTTTGGACGATGTAATACGGAATTAACGTATCGCCAAGTTCGATGAAAACGGCGTTTAAGCGTTTGTTCTTTGATTTACCTATTAACTCGGTTAGAAATTCTTCCATCCCCATGACGGAACCCTCGTCGACATTGTCTTCGTCGTAGTCGACGCCGTCATCAGCGTTACGCTGGGGATTGTAACGCCGCTTCAAAGTACGTTTTGCCGGAGCGGCGGGTTGTTTTTCGTCAATCTTCGACGTGCGGACCTTTACCATCTTGTTTCACCATTTTGATGTACCCGGCCTTTACCAACTTACGCATGGCGTTACGGTTGTTGAGGGCCTGTAAATAAACACAATCGGGATTGTATTGGACCTTAACGGCACGACGCGTAACGGGTTTCCCTGTGGTGACGTCTATTTCCAGTTTGGTCTCGGTACCAATCTCCCGACATTCTCCGGTCTTATAATTGAACTCGTACAACCGCATACCGGGGAGCCGCGTGGCTGAACCCAGATAACGTTGTTCTTGCTTTTGGCGTTCCAGCTGTTCAGTGCGGGTACGCTCGGCGTCTTGCTGGAAGAAACGCCCGGTATGAAAGAATTCGCTCATTTCTTGAAATGTTTTAGTCCTCGCTCGATACCCGCCAAAGTCTCGCTGGTAAAGGCGTGGATAATATCGGGTTTTGTGTTACAACGCCAGTACGGAACCGCTCCTTCCACGCCAGGCCCAGTGAGGCGGTACTGCATAAGCGAAAATTCCAACACGTAATCAGCCTTGGGGGAATTGTAGTTGCCCGGCAGCCGTATCTGTACTTGGAGCAGGTGGGCGTATCGGCCGCAGAATATCTCGTCACGACTATGGGCGTGGTCCAAACGTAGGCGGTAGGCGTCCATCGTGAGTTGGAATTCGCGAATGTAGGTAGTGTTGGCGAGTTTTACCGTTCGTGTCAAGATATGAATGTGGTTGGTATTATCCATCCACTGGCCATGGATGATTTCGGCGTGGTTTGGCAGGTGGAGTATTACCGCGGCCCAGATTTCCTGGGGAATTACCGAATTGTGTTCCGGTTGATGGCGAAACGCTTCGGGCCACGTGGCTTCGAATTCGTCATCGACGGCCTCCTGTACCAAGGCGGCGATTTCTTCGGCGTAGAGCCAATTGATTATCCAACGAATCAGGCGTTTCATCGTGTTACGGATTTTACCATTTGACCGTCGTCTGGAAATAGGCGAGTTGCCTGACTCCTGGTTGTACTTTGGCCGTTTGCTGTTGGCGCTTATCGGTCAGCGTGAGTTCAAAACCGTTGGTGCTACCGACGGTGATACTCTTGACGTCGAGTTGACGTGTGATTATCTGTTTGGCGTATTCATGAGCCATACGCTGCATACTGCGGGCAATATGGCCGATGTAGGGATGTTGTTTAGCTTCTTGTTCCATTTCGTGGTAGGTTTTACGAACTCAATAACGTTGGCGGTTCTGGGTGATGCCTTACGCGCGTGTATGTACACGTGTACGCGCTGGGTGTACACACGTTCGTGCTGGCGTCGGGTGGGCTTCTCTCGAGCGCGTGTGTTCTCTCTCGCGTAAGCGTACGAGCGCACGTATGTGCGCGTCGGGAGACGTCTTCGACAGATTTATCTGGAGAAGGAAAGTCTCCCGTTGAGTGTAAAGAGAAGTGTCTTTTTCTCTTTACACCGGAAAAGGGGGATTATAGGGGGTTAAGGAAAGGAAGGTTGCAGGAGGGAAACCATTAGGGGGAAGAAAGGGGTGCCAACAGAAAAGCCGCCAAGGAACCAAATCCCCAGCGGCTTTACCTGAAAACGCCAACGTGTTACGATACGGGCTTGTCCTCGGCTTTCAACACCGCTTCGGCGTCGGCCACCTTATCGTCCAGGTCCGTCACCTGGGGCTCGCCACCGTCAGCAGGAACGTCGATACGGCGCAGCCCCACCTTGGCCCCCAGCTCACGACCTAACATCGCAGCCAACGCCGCCATGGGGTTGTCGTGGGTAGCAGCGGCGGGTTGTTCCTCTTCGTCGGGGTCTTGGATTCCGTGCTCACGGCGGTACGCTTTCGACTGAGCGCTGAAACGCGCGCGGTACTCTCGCTGGATGCCGTCGGGATTGGTACGGAGCCAACCCTCATCGGCCAACGTAGCCAGC